AACTATCAGACTGAATATAAAAGTAATTATGGAGGATTAGAGTTACTTGAATCTATTACAGATATTGTACAGAATAGAATATCTGATAAAGATCAAATACTTATACTCGTTGAACGTAAAGAAGGATGCGGTCATCTTATCAATGAATACTTTAAAGAACAAGGAATATCATGTACTTATGTAACTGGTGATAACTCTAAGCAAGAAGTAGCTGATGCCATTGAAGGATTCAATGATAAGAAGATTCGTATTCTATTAGCTTCGATGATATTAGGTGAAGGATGTGACATTCGATCCACTGATCATTTGATTATGTCAACTGGAGGTAAGTCTGAAATCTCCAAGACTCAAGCTGTAGGCAGAGCAGTCAGATTGTATCCTGGTAAAAAGATAGCTTATGTATGGGATTTTAACTTTCAGTATTGCAAGTACTTGTCTAGACATATAAATTTACGTGTAGAGACTTATGAAAAACAGTTTGCTGGTAAAGTAAACTATTATGAATGAACTAATGAAATTAATGGGTTATATATACGTTTTCAGTGGATATGATCATTTAACTATAGATGAAGTAATTGACAACATAAGAATTTTGTGATATACTCTGTTTAATGGGAGATTTTCAATGAAAGCAGAAGACAGATTAGCTAAATTACTTTCTAAAGGTGGAACTAGTTTCTCTATTGAAACACTAGATGATGCCACTGTATTGATTACCGTTATTAAAACACAAGGTAAGTTACAGGAAGCCGTTGGCGGTAGCTATCATGATGTTGATGAAGGTATCAATGATTGTATAGATAAACTGGAGGCTATGGCTCGTAAACGTTCTAAGCTGAAGGTAGTTAAGAAATGAAATTACTTTACAATAGAATATCTAAAGCATATATTATAATGTATACTAATAAAGGTCAACTCGTATATTTTATAGATGGAATTAAAACTACAGTAGGAGTTGGTTAATGAATGCAACTGAATTAAATCAAGCAGTGGGAACTAGCTGGCATACCTATCCCAAAATATGGAATGTTGGAAGTGTAGAGTTAAATATGTTCTTTGACGAAGCTGTGGTAGCTGAAGAGAAGATAGATGGTAGTCAATTTTCATTTGGAGTATTCAATGGCGAAATTAAAGCACGTTCAAAAGGTAAAGAAATCATTATCGATGCACCTGAAAAGCTTTTTGCTAAAGCCATTGAGACTGTTAAGCTTCTTGCTCCTAATCTTGTTGATGGCTGGACTTACCGTGGAGAATTTCTTGCAAAACCAAAGCATAATGCCTTGTCTTATGATAGATGCCCTGCTCATAGTATCATTTTATTTGACATTAACAATGGAGAAGAAAGCTATCTCTCGTACGAAGAGAAAACCAAAGAAGCGCAAAGGCTCGGGCTCGAAGTAGTTCCTAAACTATTTGAAGGAATGATTACTACTCCTGAACAGTTCCTTAAACTCATGGATAACACTTCAGTCCTAGGCGGACAGAAGATTGAAGGCGTTGTACTAAAGAATTACAATAAGTTTGGCCGTGATAAGAAAGTCCTCATGGCTAAACATGTATCAGAAGCATTTAAGGAAGTTCATAAAGGTGAATGGAAGGCAAGTAATCCCGGTAAAGCAGATATTCTAGAATTACTTAAAGCTAAATATACTGCAGCACCTAGATGGAATAAAGCTATCATTCATCTTAAAGAGAAAGGACTACTAACTGATAGTCCAAGAGACATTGGAACTTTGATTAAAGAAGTACAAGAAGATATTAAAACTGAGTGTGCTGAAGAGATTAAACAAGAATTGTATAACTGGGCTATTGATAAGATACTTAGAGCATCAGTTAGTGGACTACCTGAATTCTATAAAGAACATTTAGTTAAGAATCAATTTGATAATACTGTAGAACAATACAATACAGATTAGAGGGAATATGGGATTTTTAGAAGATCTATTTGGAAGTAGTGATCATGAAGATGGAACTAGACATGAATGGACTAAGTGGACTCCAATTGTGTTAAATGTCAAAAGACATTGTAGAGTAACCGGGAATTTGTTGCAAGGTCAACAAGATGCTCAAAAAAGAGTATGTAAATCATGTGGTAAAACACAAGTAGAGGATATATAAATGCTTAATTTAGATCAACTTAGACTTGCACAAAATTTGCATCGGATTAGACGTTTTCAAACGCATCATATCCTTGAAGAGGATAATGTAGCTAATCACTCACTCAGAGCAGTTTCACTTTATATATACTTTGGTGGCACTGAAATCATTCCTATGATGTATCATGATCTTGAAGAGGCTTTGACTTCAGATATACCTAGTCCTATTAAGAAACATCTACAAGGTATGGAACTATTTGAACATGTTAGACCTCATTTTGAAGATCCTAAACAAAAGAAGTTAGGTAAAATGTGTGATAAGTTGGATCTAGTTTGTGTTCTACAGGAACAACAGTTAGTTGCTGGAACTTTACCAGCTAAGCTTTTGGATATCTTAGAAGCTGAAAAAGAGATTGTTATAGATATAGCTACAGAGCTAGGTTTAAAGTCTGGAGTTACTAAGCTTCTTAAAGAACTTAGAAAGCCTCATAACACTCAATCATTAACAGAGAAGCTTAAAAAAGAGTTTGATGATAAACAAAAGGATAAAGGATAATGAAAGGCGATAAAGTAAAGCCATTTTACCTATTGCGTAAAGAAGATCTAACTGGTACATCTGGTATAGGAGTAGTAGCTATGGGTGCTATATTCCCTTCCGGTCAAGTGTTTCTAGAGTGGATTGCATCTAATCATGTTAGCTGGAATATGTTCGATAACATTGAAGATGTTAAATCTATTAATGGCCATGATGGACGAACAGAAGTTATCATGGGTAATCCAGAGGATAAAATCAAGAAAGACAGAAAGAAGGATAAATGAGTAAACCTAAGATATTAGTATATGATATTGAGACTGCTCCTATCATTGCAAGTGTATGGGGTCTATGGGATCAAAATGTTAACTTGAATATGATTAAGTCTGACTGGCATGTACTAGCATGGTCAGCTAAATGGCTTGGAGATAAGCCATCTAAGATAATGTACATGGATCAACGCAAAGCTAAGAATGTAGAAGATGATAAAGAAATCCTTAAAGGTATCTGGAAGCTTCTAGATGAAGCTGATATTGTAATTACCCAGAATGGTAAATCATTTGATGAGAAGAAACTTAATGCTAGATTCATTCTAAATGGAATGAAGCCTCCTAGTTCCTATAAGCATATTGATACTAAACTTATAGCAAGTAAGAAGTTCGCATTCACAAGTAACAAACTAGAATATATGACAGATAAGCTCTGTACTAAGTATAAGAAGCTTAAACATAACAAGTTCTCAGGATTTGAATTATGGAAGGAATGTCTTAAGGGTAATCTATCAGCTTGGAAAGAAATGGAAAAGTATAATAAATACGATGTATTATCTTTAGAAGAATTATATAATAAGCTACAACCATGGGATAGTTCAATTAACTTTAACGTATATTCAGATAGTTTAGATAATATATGCGCTTGTGGAAGTTGCAATTTAAAGAAGAATGGGTTTAAATATACAAGTGTTGGTAAATATCAACGTTATGTATGTCTTGATTGCGGATCTGAAGCTAAAGATAGAAAGAATTTACTATCTAAAGAGAAGAAAGGTTCATTAAAGGTATGAAATATTTGAAAACAATGTTAAAAGGATATTGGAAAGTGGTAAGTCTATTAGGAGGTGCATTACTAACATATGCACTTGCTTGGTTTATTTATTTCTTTATTATATACTTTTTTATATTACATCATGATTGACTTTTTATACCTAACAGGGTATAATTGTATACATAAACGATAACTAATATTAGGAGAAAATATGGCACTAGTAACAAAGATGGGGTCAACAGGTCGTAAGGCTGGTGATCTAGCAGTAGGTGAATCAGTAGAAGGATATCTAATCGGTATCGCAGAAACAAAGTTTAATTTCGCTATTAAACTTTTGAGTAAAGATGGTAAAGTAGAAACCCTTTTCCCAAATGGTAATCTAGCTTATATCGAACAAGAAATTGATGACGGTAACGTTACGCTTAATGCTTATACAAAGATTACTCGTAGTGGTACACGTCAAAGTACTAAGTCTAGAGATCAAGATGGAAACTTCCGACAAGTTCCAGTATTTCTAGTAGCTCAAGATGCAGATGACGTTGTAACTGCAGAAGATGCAGCAAGTGCTCTTGAAGGAGAAAAATCAGAATCTTCAGACAATGAAGGTACAAGTGCTTCAAAGTCTAGTAAGTTTGCTAATCGTTCTCGAAAGTAATAAAGTTGCGCGGTGGTGTATAGGTAACACACGAGGTTCATAACCTTGAGAGCATGGTTCAATTCCATGCCGCGCTACCATCTCTATATCGCAATAGATACACCTGAGTATGTGTAATTAAACTGCTCATTTTTTCTTTTGTGGAGGATTCATGTTCGTATCAAGGATTATCAATATCACTCAGGCTCATGAACAGAAATTAGATAATATAAAAGAACTATCTGACTTTGCTTTAAAGTATGACTGGAGTCCATTCACTTTTAAAGATAGCTATCGTCATGGGACTAGTTGGGCATCTTGTGATCTAATGGTACTTGATATCGATGACGGTTGTACCATTGAAGAAGCCAAAGTATTATTTAAAGAGTATACATATTTAATTCAAACTTCTAAGTCACATCAGATTGAAAAGAACAGTAAGATTGTAGATAGATTTAGAGTTATACTTCCACTTAGTTCTACTATCAAAGATCAAGAAATTTATAAAAATACATGGTATAGCTTATCTAATAAATTTTCATTCATTGATAAACAATGTAAAGACTTCGGTCGTTTTTATTATAAATCTAAATCTTATGTTTGTGAAAATAAAGGTAGATCCCTTGACCCAGTACTGGATAACATTATGCCAGTATACTTTGAAAAACCTAAGTTAGAACTTAAACTGACTAAAGGTAAACTATCCAGAGCTACTATGGAGTTCATAGTTAATGGTGCTATGCCAGGTCAACGTAATATTGCATGCTTTAAAGCTGCTAAAGATTTTCAAGAACAAGGTTACAATATAGAAGAAACTATTGATAAACTTTCAAAGTCTCCTTGTTTAGATGGAGATTTTTCTGAAAGTGAATTAGATAGAACTATTAAATCAGCATTTAGTAATGATCCAAAGCATGATCCTAGAGGATTATCGGAAAAACGAGAATATATTGCATCTAGTATATATGACTTAGAAGATGACCCTGATCTATATAAAAGAAATGAAGAGATTAGAGGTCCTGACTTTCTAGATGTTACAGAAGAGAAATGGCGTAAGGGAGATGTAATAGGAGTTGTTGCAGGCTCAGGTACAGGTAAGTCTGCCGTGTCTATGAAGATGATCAAGGATATTATTCATAACAATACTGATAATGATGACATACATTTCTTCTTTAGTCTTGAAATGCCTGCTAGACAGATTATCAAACGCTGGACTAAACTTGTAGGTAAGAAGAGTAAAGATAGTGCAAGATTATATGTTATAGACAATAAGAACGCAGATGAGCGCATCACTTGGCAACACATTGTTAAGTTTGTACAAGATACTTGTAAACAAGAGAATAAAAAAGTAGGTGCTATAATCATTGACCACTTTATGGCATTATCAGATAAAATCGATACAACTAAAGAACCTAACTTCGATGTGTCTACAGATGTGAACTCTGGCAGAGGTAAAAATAAAACTATTAGTGTTAAAGAAATGTGCAGACTAATGAAAGTAGTTGCGGAACATTTAAATTGCTTTTTGATTATTCAAAACCAGAGTACTATTGAAAGAGCTGGACATGGTGATACCCCAATGGGTATTAATGCTGCATATGGCGCTGCGCAATTCGCCTGGTTCTGTGATTACATTATAACGGTATGGCAACCATTGAAGAGGGTACAGGATCAGACATTTTTAACTGCAACTGCATGGCAGTATAGTAAAATTAGAGAAGTAGGACTTAATGACTTAACAAGAGTTTATACTCGTCATCATTTATATTATGATCTGGCGACTGGAGATTTTAGAGCCCTTAATCAACTTGAGGAAGATGAGTTCCATAAAATGAATGAGCTAGCAAATCAATTACGTAAGGCAGATGATAAGAAGGAAGCTACTCAATATAAGGGGAGTCCAAAAGCTAGAGATAATTACAAACGTATACTTAAACTAGTAGAAGATAAAAAAGACAATGATTGAGTTAGCTAAACAATTAGGGTATATTTATACAGGACATATAGAGACTTTAGTACTTTATGGAAGATATCATTCAGCTATAGAACTTTTGACTTGTGGACTTATTGATAAAGAAGAATTTGGAAAGTTAGTTGGTTTAAAGAGCATATGAATAAACTTTTACACGGTAAAAATCAACTTGAGAGAGTCGTCAGTATTGAACCTACAGATGACGGTATAGAAGTCTTCATTGAATATCCTGATGGATTCATTGGAACTGAAATACTTCCTAATCAATATTGGCTACTAGCTGATAAATGTTTAGATCCTTACTTTAGACCTTTACAAGGCAATCTTCATTATAAATGGATAAAAACTTATAATAACCGTAGATCTTTCTCAGGTGATAGACATAGATTCAAATCAGAAGATAGCTTTAGTATATGGAACCCTAAAGAGTCTGCAATGGTGCGGGATGGTATAACATATTTTAAAGGTTTAAAACATACTGAAGTTAGTACATTAGCTTTTGACATTGAATCAACTTCATTGAATCATGATGAATCAGCTAAGATTCTAATTATTTCTAATACCTTTAGTAAATTAGGTAAGATTGAACGTAAAACATTTTGCTATGATCAATATGAAGATGAAGGTGAACTATTAAAGGCATGGTGTGATTGGGTGAGAGAAAAAGATCCATCTATACTACTAGGACATAATATAGTTTTGTATGATTTACCTTATATGCAATATATTGCTGATAGAGCCGGTGTTCAATTACTTTTAGGTAGAAATGACTCTACGCTTACATTTGATAACTATGAAAGTCAGTTTCGTAAAGATGGCAGTAACTTCTATGCATATAAGAAAGTTCATGTATATGGACGAGAAGTTATTGATACTCTATTCTTATCCTATAAGTATGATGTAGGTCGTAAGTATGAAAACTATGGATTAAAGAATATAGTTAAAGAGGAAGGTTTAGAAGTCGCAGATAGACAGTTCTATGATGCCGGTCAGATCAGACATAAGTATAAAGATCCAATTGAATGGGCTAAGATTAAAGCTTACGCTGAATTTGATGCAGATGATGCTTTAAATATTTATAATTTAATGTGCCCTTCATTCTTTTATATGACACAATCTGTAGCCAGAAGTTATCAGCATATTATTGAATCGGCCACAGGGGGTCAGATTAATACCATGATGAATAGGGCTTACTTACAAGATGGACATAGTATTCCTAAAGTTACACAGTCTGCAGCATTTGAAGGTGCTATCTCCATAGGTAATCCTGGTATATATAGTAATGTTTACAAAATAGATATCGCCTCACTTTATCCAAATATTATGCTACAATATGAAGTTTATGATAAGGCCAAAGACCCACAGGGGTACCTACTTCAACTGGTTAAGACATTCACTGAAGAGAGATTAAAGAATAAGAAGCTTGCTAAGAAAGATAAGTATTATGATGATCTACAAGCTTCACAAAAGATCTTCATTAACTCTGCTTATGGATTCATGGGAAGTAAACATAATAACTTTAATTATTTAGAAGGTGCAGCATTTATTACTAAGACTGGCCGAGATATTCTTAATCAAACAATGGAATGGGCTACTAATAAAGGTTTTAAGATTTGTAATGCAGATACAGATTCAATTTCATTTTGTTATGAAGATAGTAGAGATATTCCTGAACAAGAACGTAAAGAACTATTATCTGAAATTAATTCACAGTTTCCAGAGAAGATTAAATTTGAAGATGATGGTTACTTTACAAGGGTCATTGTAGTTAGAGCTAAGAACTACATACTCTATAATGGTAAAGAAGTCAAGTATAAAGGTTCAGCAGTTAAAGCTACTTCTAAACAACCAGCGCTTAAAGAGTTCATTAAGGAATTACTTAGATCAATGTTAGAAGGTAAATATGATTTTGTAGAGGTATATAATAAATATGTCTATGAAATCATGGACTTAAAGGATATTAAGAGATGGTCAAGTAAAAAGACCATTAGTTCTAAGGTATTGGCAGCAGGTCGTACCAATGAGAAAGTTATTAAAGATGCTATAGCCAATACCGAGTATCAAGAAGGTGATAAGGCTTATTTCTTTTATAAGGAAAATGGTACTTTATCATTAGTAGAACATTTTGACGGTAATTATGATAGAAGCAGATTACTTAAATCATTACATGATACTACATCTACTTTCGATACAGTTATAGATAGAGCTATCTTTCTTAATTATGCATTGAAAAGGAATAAGATGGCGCTTGACAATTTAATCAAAAAATGATATTATAGATTATAAAGTTTATAGGAGATTTTCATGTCTGATGGCGTAAGTGATGCGTTTAAAGGGGTTAATTTGATTTCATCTAATGAATTTAACAAGGGTTTAAAATATGATTCAGGTAAACCTCAACTTGATTTAGTCCCTCCAAGTTTAGATGAGGCAGTAGGTGATATTCTTACACTAGGTGCAAAAAAGTATGCTAGTCACAATTGGAGAAAAGGTATTAACTATTCGCGTATAGTAGCTTCTCTTAAACGACATATGAATGAATTTTATAAAGGTAACTTGATTGACAAAGAAAGCGGTAAACCCCATCTTCATCACGCAGCATGTAACATAGCATTTTTGATTGAATATGAATCAAATCCCGAAAAATATAAACAATATAATGATCTGTATAAAGGAGAAAATGAATGAGTCCACTTAAATTAGCACTAGAAGGAGCAGGGGCATTACTTGCACTTGTTCTAGTATTCGGAAGTTTTACAATTGTAGGTTCTGGCGAACGAGGAGTTGTTACACACTTCGGTAAAGTTCAAGAAGAAGTACTTGATGAAGGTATTCATTTTAAACTTCCAATTATTTCCAGCGTTCATAAGATTAGTGTTAGAGTACAAAAGACAGAAGATTCAGCTGAAGCTGCTTCTAAAGATATTCAAAAGGTAACAGCTACATTTGCTCTTAACTGGCATGTAGATTCTAAGACTGTTAATAACTTGTATCAACAAATTGGTGACGAACAAGCTGTTGCTGAACGTATTATTGCCCCAGCAATTGCAGAAGTTCTTAAAGCTGCTACAGCTAAACGAACTGCTGAAGAAATCCTCACTAAACGACTTGAGCTTAAACAAGAAATTGATGATATGCTAATTGCACGTCTTACTAAGTATGATATTATTGTTAATGATATTTCTTTAGTTAATCTTAACTTTACTGAGGAATTTAATAGAGCAGTAGAAGCTAAACAGATTGCTGAACAACGTTCACAACAAGCTGGTTATGAGGCTATGCAAGCTGCCCAAGTAGCCAAGTCTGCCGTTAACAAAGCTAAAGGTGAAGCTGAAGCTCTAGAAACTATGGCCAAGGCTCAAGCACATGCTCAAGAACTTTTGAGATCTACTATTACTCCTCAATTGCTTCAAAAACAAGCTATTGAAAAATGGAATGGCGAATTTCCTCAGTTCCTAGGTGGAAATGGATCTTTACCATTTATCACATTAACACCGAAAGATAAATCAAATGAACTTAAGTCTAAGTAAACAAATATTAGCAGCATTGTTAATCCTAGCTCTTGGACTTGGGCTAGGATACTATTTTGCTCCAAATATTGTAAAAATAACTAATAAAACGGATACCAAAAAAGATGTCAATACTGAAAATGATCAAACAATTACTAAGAAATTTGACCCACAAACTGGTAAAGTCATCGAAGAAAAGATCGAAACCATTCAAAAGAAAGATACGTCAACTGAAACTATTAAAGAAAAAACAGTTGACAAAGAAAAGACTTCGCCACAATGGGCGCTTAAAGTAGGTGCTGTTAAAGATATGACTAATCTAAGTAAGCCATATCCTAGAGTTGGTGCTGAAAGAAGATTACTAGGACCATTCTGGTTAGGAGGAGAAGCTGATATTACACCGACTGCTCCTTCAGGTGGACTTTATTTAAGACTGGAGTTTTAATGGAAATCAATTCATTTTGTATAGCAATGCTTTGTGTATTAACACCTCTTATTATATGGGCAGCATTTAGTAAATGAAACAACAGGCTAAAAACTTAGCTACTGCTGATCTATTGTATGCATTAATGACATTTTCAGAATGTAAGGGTAAATATGAAGCTGAGCATAATGTAGTTCCTGATGCTTATAATATATCATTACAAGCTATTAAATCTGCTATTCAATTAATTAATTCAGGAGAAAAGTAATGCAAGAACAAATAGATAAACTCATTGGACCTTATCTCGATCTTTTACCTACTGATGCTAAGAGTATGAATGATCAGTCTGAAGTTAAAGCTAGCAAGTTCTTAGTGGCTCTTACCAAACTAGCAGCATTACGCGACAACCTTCTTAATCACAAAGTAAAGAAAGATTCTTTACTAGCAGTTGAGTTTAATAGTTCTTTGTCTATTCAGAAAGCCGGAGACGCCAAAGCTAGAGAAGTATCTGCCAAAGCTAATCCTGCTTATCTAGGAATTAAAGAAGAAGTAGAAACATTAGACAATAAATTATTGCTAATCAAAACCTATCAAGATATATTTTTAAATGCACATCTTTTATATAGAAGTATGATGAAAAATGATATGTAAAGGTAAAAATTTAATTAATCAAATATTTACATACTTAACAGTTGTAAAACATGTAGGTGTTACAAATACGCTACCCAAAAGAAATTTATGGAAATGTATTTGTAAATGTAATAATATAGTTATAACTTCAACTGTTGATTTAACTAGAAAACGTGTTAGATCATGTGGATGCATAAGAAGAGATATTAAAATTACACATAATATGACTTATACTAAACCATATAGAGCTTGGCAAGGTATGAAAAATAGATGTTATAGAAAAGCTCATACAAATTATGATAATTATGGTGGTAGAGGAATTAAAGTTTGTAAAGAATGGTTAAATTCATTTGAAACATTTTACGATTATATAGGTGAACCCCCAACTAAATATCATAGTATAGATAGAATAGATTCAGATGGTAACTATCAACCGGGTAATATTAGATGGGCTACTCCTAAAGAGCAAGCTAATAACAGGAGATCAAGAAAATGTCAAAAATAGACTTGAAAGAAATCAGTGCAAAGATAAGAAAGTCTTTTAAAGATGACAAACGTGGAGCGTCTGTATTCGGAACTGGTTCTGATATCATTACTCCTTCTAAGCCTGAAGATTTTGTAGTATTAGATCCGTGGTTCAAAGAAGCTACTGGCGTACTTGGACTACCATTTGGTTATATATTTATGATAGCAGGTAACACTGATTCAGGTAAGACCTCATTCGCCATTGAGGCTATGAAAAATGCCCAAGCTCAAGGTGTACATGTTATTTTAGTAGATACTGAGAAGAAAACTACTGGTGCTCGTTTGATTGTCAGAGGAGTAGATCCTGAACAGATTGCTTTGATTAGACCTGATTACTTAGAAGATGCATACGATGGAATAGACAAATACTTGGAGTATATTAAAGATGCTGATCCAGATGGTAGAGTTCTTATTATTTTCGATAGCCTTGGTAATACTCCGGCAAGAGCAGAAGCATCAACAGATGTAGATGATAGTTTACAAATGGGACTTGCAGCTAAGGTAAATAAACGAGGCTTTAGAAGACTTGTTCCTAAGCTTAACAGAGATAAGATTCATATCTTAGTTATCAATCAAACTTATGCTAATATGGGTTCACCTGGACGTACTAATGCAGGTGGTAATGCTGTAGACTTCTTTAGTGCACTTACCTTTCAAACTAGTAGATTTAAATGGTTAGAGAAAACCGTTAAAGGTGAACAAGTAAGATATGGTGCTAGAGCTCAATGGACTCTTTATAAGAATCATTTGTTAGGAGATGCTCCATTACAAAAGAAGATTCAACTGGATTGTACAGCAGATGGTATGAAGCTTGTGGGTGGAGAGTCAGAAGCTGAAGAATGATTCTTGTTATAAGTTATATATTGGTTTTTATACTAGGTATAGGATTCGGTAGTCTTAAAGATATAGATAATGAGGATATAAATGAGTGAATATCTTATAATTGGAGATCCACATTGTAAGCCTGATAATCTGTATAAGATTGAAAAGCTATTTAATTTAGTTGAAGCTAAGGGATTAACTAACGTATGGCTTGGAGATCTACTGGATACCAAGGATATTATTAGAGCACAATGTTTAAACGCTTATATTCATTATTTTCGTAATTCTAACCTTAAACATATAATTCTAGTAGGTAACCATGATTATACCTCGTCAGAATGTACCCAGCATGCCCTTGAAGCTCTAAAAGCTCTAAACAACGTTACAGTCGTAGATCGGCCATACTTTGAAGGTAAGACCCTATTCGTACCTTATTTTGCTCGTATAGAGGATTTTAGAGCGTCAATTGCACCCTATGAACTACCAAAATATCTATTTATGCATCAAGGAGTCAATGGATGCGATTACGGTAATGGATTTATAGCTGAGAATGACATGGACATAAGTGAAGTTAAAAGATTCGATAAAGTTATAAGCGGTCATTTTCATACTTATCAAGTTAAAGATAATTTGACCTATTTAGGTACTCCTTTTAGTCATAGCTTTGGTGAAAGTAATCAACAAAAGTATCTAGGTATATTTTATGATTCAGATGGAAGTCTAGAGCTTATTAAGACAGACTTCCCTAAACATATGACGGTTGAATTTCATTTAGGCCATGAAGTATTAGATCCTATTGACTTTTATGACCATAATAGAGTTTTGTTAATTGGTAGCCGAGAACAAGTAGCTGAATTTGATAGAAGTAAATATCCAGGTATAAAGTTTATAGAATGCCCTAGAGTTGGCCCCAGTAAATCTATTATAAGAGAAACGCAAAGCCCTGAAGATATGTATACTAACTGGTTTAAAGAGATTAAAAAAGAAACTAGTGAAGAATTATATCAATTAGGATTGGATATACTTAAAGATGTTTCGTAGTATAAAAGCTAATAATTTTTTCTCATGGGAGAAGTTAGAGTTTGACTTCAAATCTGGAGTTACTCTCATCTCCGGTGAAAATCTAGATGATGGTTCTAGTGAAGGATCAGGTAAATCAAGTATATTTGAAGCACTTGTATGGTGCATATACGGTCAATCTAGTCGTGATGTTAATATTGATGATGTTATTAGAACCGGACAAAAGTCTTGTATTGTAGAAGTTGAATTAGAAGATGGTACATATATTGTTCGTTCGCGTAAACCTAATCAACTTTATATAGGACATAATGATTCAGAATCTAAGGAAGTAGGTAAAGATGCGAGAGAAACTCAAGCTCTTATTAATTCACTTATTGGTATGTCTTTTAGCACTTTCTGTAACTCTGTGTATTTTGCTCAAAATTATAGTAACAAGTTTATTACAGCTTCTCAAGAAGATAAAGCTAAAATCTTTTCAGAGTTACAAGATCTTAGTATCTTCGATAGAGCAGGTAAAAAAACTGCAGATAAACTCAAACAAATCAAAATAGATTTAATTTCTCTTTCAAATTCATATTTACATAAAGAAGGAATATCTAGCTTAGTTAAGGGTGAGCTAGAAACTTTCTCTAAACTTAGTGATAATTTTGATTCAGATAAATTAGCTAAGTTAGATAGGATAATTGAATCCAGTGATAAAATACATCAAGAATATAATCAAGCTGAATTAGAATTAAAATCAATTACTAATCTAGATAGTATACCCGATAAAGCAAAAGAAATAGAAGAAAAACAATCTGTTCTAAATGAAATCTATCAAAAGATGTATCATATAAATCAATTAAAAGCTCAACAGCATACTATCCTAGAATCTAATAACTGTCCTACTTGCGGTCAAAATATAGCAGGTATGCCAAGACCTCATATAGATATAGAAGATGATACTCATTTAAAGGAAGTAGCTATTACTTTAACAGAACAAGTAGAAACACTTAAAGAAGAACATCAGATTTTATTAGATAAAAATTATGCTAATGATATACTAGTAATGAAGATATCTCACTTAAGAGATAAAATGAAAGAAGTTAGTAAGCAAGTTACTGATATAGAATCTATGAATAATCCTTATCTAGAAAAGATCATTGAGTTAACTAAAAGCTTAGAAAAACTCAATAAGGAAAAAGTCATTGTAAAAGAAGAACTTGATAAAAAGACTAAGGAAAGTCAATATTTAGATTTCCTAAAAGAAGGGTTTAAAGAGATCAAATCACATGTATTCAAATCACTCTTACAAGAGCTTAATGATAGGACTAACAAGTATTTGATGAATCTATTTGATTTGCCTTGTAGTATAACATTTGATAACATTTCAGAAGAAGGTGAAATCAGTAAGATTAAGACCACAGTAATGTTAGATAATCAAGAAAGAAGTCTAGGGTTATTATCTGGAGGTCAATTTAGACGCGTTCAATTGGCAGTAGACTTTGCATTATCTGATATAGTATCCCAAAGATCTAAAAATCCTATTAATATCAGGATCTTAGATGAATCCTTTAAAGATCTTAGTGAAGAGTCAATGGGTAAAGTTATTGAATTATTGCAAAAAATGAGTGGTAGTACAGTAATAATTGAGCATAATTCAATTATTAAGAACATTGTAAATAATGTCTTTAAAGTCCAGTTAAAAGATGGAGTTTCTAGTGCAGTCTAATACTTTGGAAGCTATATTAAAAGAATGTACAAAACCAGGGCACGAAGTTCGTATAATGCAAGATCATATTACAATTGTCAATACTTCAGCAAATACATATCAATGTATTAATATCTCTCGTGAAATGATGCATGGTTTAGAGTTTAATGATCAATTTTGGATAGATGATTTTATTGACTATATAGCTAAATCTACTAATGCTTTTACTTTTGAACCTAGATATATGAGGAATTTCGATGAGTTAATGCATAATATTCTAAATTGTAATAATACACCAGGTAAATTGTATCCAGATTAAGTACTTGACATCACAGTATTTTAATGATATAATAATATATGCGTAGAGTAAGAATCGGTACACTTAATAAAATTGAAGTACATTCTAGTATATCTGATGACAGTTTCAAAGTAGAAAAAGAAGATATGGCCGCTGATAAAGAAACATATTGGATATCATGTGCACAGAAGAAAAATCCATATGAAAATAGTTTTAGTTATATTAATAAAAAAGATATTTTTATAAATAAAGAGGATATAAATAATCATGACTACTTCGCCATCCACAACTGATAAACAAGAATCAGGTTTTCATTTAAAGAAAATTACTAATCTTAAAGAAGCTGCTCTTAATAAAGAAAGCTTTATCCCAGAATCTGATCTTTCTATTCAAGCAGATGATTATCTCCTTCAGTATGAATATAAACGTAATGAAACTCAGAAAAATGTTACTATTAAACCAGGTGCTTATAATCTAGCTAAAGGTATGGCAGGTATTGAAGTACAGCCTATGGAATTTGTAGAAAAGGAACTATTGACTTCTATTACTAACACTAAAAACATTTTAGATGAAGCTAATATCTTTTTTAATAATCTTCATATTTATGAAGAACTTAAACAGCCTAAAAAACGAGGTGTATTATTATACGGTAAACCTGGTCAAGGTAAATCAGTTTCAATTGTACAAGCAGCAAAGGATCTTCAAAAGGCAGATCCTAATTGTGTTATTATAAACTGGCCTACTTCTGAACTAGAAGCCAGTCATGTATTTAAATTCTTTACCAGTTATAGTGAATATACTCCCGAATGCTCAAAGCTTATTTTAGTTATTGAAGACATTGGAGGAGGCTCTCATGAAGGATACAGTCGTCGAGATGAAGTAAGTAGTAGTTTATTGAACCTATTAGATGGCATCAATAACGTATTTAAAATACCTACCCTTATTCTCAGTACAACTAATCATCCTGAAAACTTGATGGCCTCTCTTGCCGATAGACCAGGTCGATTCGATATGATGCTTGAAATAGTGAGTCCTCCTTATGATGAACGAATCGACCTGGTAAAGTTTCTTGCTAAACGTGAACTTACAGAAGATGAAAAAGAAGCTCTTAATGGTAAAATTAATAAAGGTGCTGAAAACTTTTCTATTGCTCATTTACAAGAGATTGTAATACGTAGTCGATTACACAATAAATCTATTAATACTGTTGTTAAAGAATTGATAGCTCATTCTCAAAGTTTCAATAAAGATTTTACTAAGCCTAAAAAAGCTGGCTTTGGATTCATGGATGATTAGTAGATATCCAATACAATTTTTAGTTAATAATTCTGATAATAAAGAATTAAATAAAAATGGTTTTAAATGTGCCAAAAATACTCATTCGCATATAAATTGGACAATTACAAAAGGAATAGATCCTGTAATTATTGATACTTTATTTAAGTATAATAAAGGTGCAAATCATTTAATAGCCTTATTAAATAAAAATAGTAGTGTATATGACTAACTATAGGCATAATAAGATAATATATTCAAAAGAACCCTATGGTGAGTATAGATCATGGGTTATTATGGATGATCCTAATTGGATTATAAATAAACATGATAGAGAAGTATCTCCACATGTTACTGGAAAAGTTAGTAAGAAAAGCTCAAAGTTAAATAATGGAATTGGAAAACTTCATAAAGAATCTACTAGATTTGGTTTAGATTTCATTAAAAGTATGTTAGAATGAAAAAGATTAATTTAACTAATAAAAGATTCGGTAGACTTCTAGTTACTAATCACTATGAAAATATAAAAGGTAGATTATGGTGGACATGTCAATGTGACTGTGGAAATTTTAAATCTATTAGAAGTCAATGCTTAATTTCCAGTAATACTAGATCTTGTGGATGTTTAGAAAAAGAAGTTAGAAATAAACATATAAAAGATAAAACTTTGCCACCGGGGAAAGCTAATGGAAATGCATTATATTCTACTTATAAATCTCATGCTAAATTAAGAGGATTAGAATTCTTTTTGTCAAAAGAAGAGTTTTTAAATATAACAAGTAAAAATTGCTATTATTGTAATACAATCCCTAAATCTAAAAACTATGTAAATAGTAGAACTAATGGACCTTATATCTATAATGGTATAGATAGGATGGATAATAACATAGGATATTTAATTGAAAATTGTGTACCTTGTTGTAAAACATGTAATTTTGCAAAAAAGAAAGTACATACTTATGATTTTATAAACTGGGCAAAATCCATAGCAAAAAATCATGGAATGGTCGATAAATGCTGATTTTATCCCTGGATTTATCGACCAAGCCTGGTGTAGCCATTTTTAAAGATGATAAGTTATTACATGCATCTACAGTATTCAATGATATGACTGTAGAAGACTTTGGTGATTATCCCTTTAACTATATCAAGTTTTGTCAGTATACTATCAATAAATTAGTTAGTTATATCAATCAGTTAAATTATAATTTTCATGATTTTGATAAGATAGTCTTAGAAGAGACTACAACCTCTAGACAGAACTATAGCCAAAAGAAACTAGAGTTCCTACATTACACTTTATTGTTGACTTTATCTAATTTAAAGAGTAAAATAGTATATATCAGATCTGAAGTCTGGAAAAGGATGAATGATGCAAAAATGTCGAAAGAAGAAAAATCGAATAACGCTAAAATCCAGAGGCTCAAAAAAAAGACTGGTAAAAGGCAAGTCAGGAAAGACGAAGAAGGTAATAAAATCCGCAAAGTTACAAGACACGACGCTTACATTAGACGATGCAATGAACTATTCGGAACTGTATTTGGACGCAAAGAAGAAGATGCAGCGGCTGCTGTACTCCTTGGTAGAGCCTATTTAATGAATGCACCTATTTGTGACGGAAAGATCACTGGAGGCCTAATCAAATGATTATTAATATAATTCCAGCTCCTACGCCTAAAAAGGCAGTTGTATATGATCCTATTAAAGATGAAGTAGTATTTGAAACTGCTGATGTTATAGGCCTTGTTGAAGTTATAAATCCTGATAATGAACAAGAAGGTGTTATAATTCCAATGTATATGTGTTCCAATTCAATGGGAACCTTTTATCCCCCTCAAATGGATATTAATTTCCTTGAATTAATACCTATGAATAAAGATCTAGATCTAAGTAAATATGTAGACACAATTAATGAGCTTAAGAAATATTATCAAGAGATTGAAGAAGGTATTATAGAAGTTGAGACAAAGGGAAATGTTAGTAGTATTAAAAGATTTATTAAACCTTCCAAGAAGGATAAACCTAAAAATGACTAGTAATGAATTAAAAGTCGCATGGCAACATAGAATCAATAATAATGACATATTGAAGATTAAGCATAAGAATATGCGAACTGTTTACTTTTATCCTATGTCATATGAAGAAAGTGTATTTCATAAGCTTTCTGGCTGGTGGGTAAATGTCCAGACTGGTGATACAATAGTTAGTGAAACTATTAAGATTAAACAAGATGATTTACAGAATTGGAATATAGTAGAAAGTTAATATGGATCTGAAATTGCGACCAATGGAAGAGAAAGATCTTCAAGTAACATTTGACTGGAGAAATGACCCTGAAGTATTAAAGCATGCTCAAACTTCTAATCCTATTTCATTTAATGAACATGAAGCTGTATTTAAGTTTAATAATGCAGTTAAGTTAGTATTTGAATATAATGGAGATCCTGCAGGATATGTATCTGTTACAAGAGATCCTGATGATAGTATAGGTGAGTGGAGCTTTCACATGGGATCTAAATACAGAGGTAAAGGACTAGCTGAAATAATGCTTAAAGCTGCCTTATATTACTTAGCTAAAGAAGAAGGATATACTGGTCTAACATCAGCTGTATTGAAACATAATAATATATCAATACATTTACATAAGAAACTGGGATTTGAATTAACAGGCACTAAGAATAACTTTAATGAGTACTATTTAGATTTATGAATAAACTTATTGAAAGTTTAGGTTTTGTTAAAGGATCATATGGAAAAGATATTGATAATATAGGAATTGGCCTTTGGGATGATATGTATTCAATGCCAATTTTCTGGATATCTTATCCTCAATATATAAAAAAAAGAGAATTTAATATTTATGTCAGAAGATAAAAAAGAAATAACATTGTTAGCAAATGAATATTTTAAACTTGATGAACAAGATCCCAAAAGTCTATTTTGTGGATTAAACATATTTGTTAGAAATAATGCATATAATATAGTGAAAGTAGTATCAGACCACGAAAGTATTTTGATATCAATAGAAAAGAGTAAGAAGTGAAATACTTGTTTATATTGTTATTTATAACAGGTTGCGCAGAAATGCGGCCAACTACTACTATATTTCTTAAAGAAGATAATAGCCAATTGAATAATCTAATGGGCGAAGAATGTAGTGAATCAGGATATGTACTGGATAAAGAAGAACATAGACTTATCACAAGTTATAGTAATTGTCTTATTCATAAAGAACGTCATTTAGGTGATGTTGAATTAAAACAATGGATGAGAGATGATCCAGATAAACAAAAGAATGGAGTAGAGCAGTTAAGATGAAAAAAAAGAAACCTAAAGTTCTTAATAATGTAGTAACATGTTATGATTGCGATGATACTCTTGTTAGATGGATTTGGGATGAAAATGAAAAGGAAGAACTTAAAGATAAACTGGTTAAGTTTGATACAGGCGGAACAGGTTATAATCTACAATATGTTTGGCTACAACCAAATGATGAAGTTATAGAGAATTTAAAACAAAATGCTCTAACAGGTGGAAGTATTGTAGTATGGTCAGCAGGTGGGGATGTTTGGGCTAAAACTGTTATTGAAACGTTAAAATTAGAACAATATGTAGATGTTATTATGTCTAAACCTACAAAATATGTAGATGATCTTCCATGTGATGAATGGATGGGTAAATGGGTAAGAGTTAAAAAAGATGGATCACTTCATAATCTAATAGCTATTAAGGAGTAATTATGAACTTGATTAGATATCCAAATCCTATTCTTAATCAGAAGTCTGAAGAATGTACAGAAGCTGATTTACCTTTGATTAAAGAATCTTTACCTAGAATGACACAAATAGTAGATGGTTTAAAAGCGGCTGGATTAGCTGCTGTACAAGTAGGTATTTCAAAAAGATTTTGTATTGTTAAAGATCATGCCGGAAAAAACAATCTTCTTATCAACCCTGAATTAGTAGAAGGATTAGATTTAACTTCTATGAGAGAAGGTTGTTTAAGTCTGCCTTTCTTTTTTGAGTCTATTGATAGATTTGAAGAAGTTACTGTTAAATTTAAAGATGAAAACTGGGCAGAAAAGACTGCTGTATTTACGGGCATAGAATCCCAATGTCTTCAACACGAATTAAATCATATGAATGGAACTCTTATATTTGATACAGTTAGTAAAGTAAAACAAGACATGTGGATTAAGAAGGCTAAGAAAAAGGGTGTTCTATGAACTTTTACTTTTATAATCCATTTGACTGGGAAGATGATGAAGTTACTAAGAAGATGGAACTAACTAAACAAGCTGCTGAAAAGATCTTTAATGATACTAGTTGCTGGCATCAATGGCTAACTTATACTGGCCTAAATGAAGTGGATCAGTATTGTAAACTTTGCGGGGAAAAGAGAGATCCCAAATGCCAAAAGTAATTTGCATTAGTGATACTCATACCAAACACAAAAAGTTAACTATAGAACCCTGTGATATACTTTTACATTCTGGAGACTATTCTAGTATTGGCAGAATACACGAAGTAGAAAACTTCCTAGACTGGTTCTCTAAACAGCCAGCTAAACATAAGATCTTTATAGATGGTAATCATGATGGTTTATCTCAGGAATATCCTGCATTGTTTAAATCTATACTGGCTACTCATCCAGATGTGACTTATCTAGATCATTCCATGGTAGAAGTAGAAGGATTAAAAATCTGGGGAAGAAGTACTACACCTTCATTTTATAATTGGTATCATATGGCGGATAGAGGAAGTCCTATGATGAAGTCTACACTAAGTATAATCCCTAATGATATTGATATCTTATTAACTCATGGTCCTGCAGCAGGTATACTAGATTTATGTGCACATGGCGGGAGAGTTGGCTGTGAAGATTTACTCAATGAATTAGAAAGAATTAAACCTAAGTATTTGATATTTGGGCATATTCATCATTCAGCAGGTCAATTAGAAGTTAACGGTATTAAACACGTTAATGCTGCAATCTTAAATGATAACTATGAGTTTAAGAATAAGCCAATTATTCTTGACATTTAATTCAAAATAAGATATAATTAAATAATGAACTTTATTTTGAAAAATTCACATTTACTTAATCTGTTAGCGATTATGTTATGTTCAATGTCTTTAGTATTATCAGTGCTAACTGGTGCGGCTGGCTTTGCAATTTTAGACTTTTTATTTTTAATAGCAAATTCATATCTTTTAATATGGAAATTCGATCATTTAACTAAACAACTGGAGCAAAATAATGGGCAGTAAATCAAAGAAAAAGAAACAACAAATGAATTTTAGTGATGCAGTGAAATATCTATCAGATCTTCAAGATCAAAAGCATCTTGAATATACTAAACATTTCACACAAACTTTGTCTACTATGAAAGTCAGACTTGAAGCTCTAGAAGATGTTGTTCTAGAAAAACTAGGAGAAACAGAAGATTCTATTAAAGAACGTATGATGCTTCGTGTTGAAAAAATGCAAGGATTCAATGAATCAACTAATGATGTTCTCACTGGTAGTGTTATACGAATTAAAGTTAAAGAAGAAATTGTAGGACAAGAATCTCCTACTAATCCAATGCAAGATGCATATATGGTTGTTGGAAGTAATCAAATTAATCCAGCTATTGATATTGCTGTTCTTGGAGCTAAACTAGGTGAAACTAAAGAACTTATTCTTGATGATCCAACTAATGCTGAAATCAAGCGTAAAGTTACTGTAACTGTTCTCAAAATCTTTAAAGGTGAAGAGACTAAAAATGAAACCAAAACTGAAGCAGTACAAGAAACCCAAGCAGTTGAAACACCTCAAGAAGCCATTGCTGCCCAATCTTAGTAAGATTTTAACTGATGATTTAAAGTGGTTACAGCCATATTTAGAGTCAGTTAAAGATCTAGTTCCTTTGCGCAAAATTAAAAAGATAGATTACTATATGAATAGGAGTCATCAATTTAATGAGCACCATAAGGCTATTACTCATAGATTAGCTAATAATAAAACTCACCTTATTTTTATTAGAACTGATCTTCCTAAAGAAAAACGCATACCTTTAGAAATGGATAATCAAGAAGACTGTTTATTTTTTCTCAGTCACGAACTGGCCCACTGTATACCTGAAGGCTGGGAACATGGCAAAGAACATTTTAAACTAATGAGTCAAATCTTTGCTAAGTTTGGTGAAGTATTATATGATATTGGATTTGAGAAAGACCGTAATAAGAAATGAAAACATTATTAGAATCATTTAATTATACATATAAAGTAGATTATTCTACTAATCCTGTATTTGATTGTAGATTTCTTTGTATTGCATTTTATAATGATAAACATTGTACACATGAGACATGGTATCATGGAATTAAGTTATATGACTTCTAAACAAGATATAACTAAGAAGTATACAGTAAGAGAATTGTTTGATACTGTTCGTAAAGGGATGACCTGGAGAGGTAAATCTCTAGATAATAAGATCGATAAGTTTACAACTGCCAGAATGTGGCTTAAGGAGGACGATATAACCCAAGGAATTTTTGCTGTTAAATCATCTACAATGCATGATAATTACTGCAAATGGTGTAAGGATAGAGGAATAACCGGAACCACAGTGCTTACTATTGGGCAATTAGGTAAATTCTTAATTGCTGAATTTAAGTATAAAACTGAAGGAAACTCTAAACACTATTATATAAATAAAGACTTGAAAGAAGATGATGAAGCAAAAAAGAAAAGGCAAGAAACGCACCTCAAAAGAAAAGCTAACACAAAGACCAAAGAAGATAGCTAAAAAGAAGAAGCTTTGGGGACTAGAAAGATTAACTTTTAATAAAGCTGCTCAGCAGTATATGGATCAAGATTACATTAGTAAGCTAGGTGATGACGAAAAAGAATGGTTATCACAGTTTAATAATGAATACTATGGTAATACATTAAATAAGGACTGGCGTAAGAATTTACATCTTAAAGAGACTAAGAAAGCTATTTATGATGGAACTAATGCTCGTAACAGAGATATGTATAATAACAGATATAAATATAATGAAAATGAAGGTGGAATTGCTATACCCAATAGTATGAGTGAGTATACATCACCAGAAGAAGCAATAGTAGACTTCATATATATTAAGAAAAAGATGCTACAATTCATGGAGGATGCTAGAGCTAGTGGTTTAAATGAAAAGGAAGTACTTAATTTAACTAAGGTTACATTTGATTTAGATTAAAATGATTAATATACAAGAAATAATTGGTTGGATAGGTAGTATAGCATTTGCAGTATGTGCTTTACCACAGGTATGGGATAGTTATAAAAAGGGCCACTCTAAAGGACTTACCTGGGGGTTTTATATACTATGGGTAATAGGTGAAATCTTTACCTTTCTTTATGTACTTCCAATGGGTAAAGCTCCTATGATTTTGAATTACGGTTTAAATTTAATCTTCTTAGGAATTATAGGTTATTATAAAGTTAAACCTAGAAAAGTTAAAAGAAATAAGTCAGATAAAAAACCTGCTTTACATTTGGTGAAATAATGAATGAATTAGTTAGAAAATTAGGATATTATTATTATGCTTCTGATCAATCTGTTAGAATAGCAAGCATGTGGCATTATTCAAAATATAACCCATATATTATTTATCAAGGATTTACATATAATAAATTAAATGTTGATTCATCTGGAATGTTAACCATAACGGGTTACAATGAATGAACTACTAAAACAAGCTGGATATAAATATCGTATAACTAGTACATTTAGTGTTAGTATACCGCACGTATGGCAATATTCACAAAGATATGATACTTTACATGGTTTATTTAAAGAGCTGTATGAGGATAAACTAGAAGATATGATTAATTCAGGTTCAATGTTATCTTTAATTCCTAAAAGTTAATCATCTTCTATGGAACTGAAGTACCAAGCATCTTGATCTATACCTTCAATAGATTGTCTAACTGCTTCAACTACTAATGAATAATGAAAATTATCCATTTGCCAGTAATCAGTCATTAAAGTATACTCACCATCTAGTAAACGTACTTGATATCCATGATTATCTATTCTTTTAAAGAGTTCATTCATATTATGACTTGTATAAATTTGATTCAGCTTGTCTACGAGCAACTAAGCCAGGCATTACTTTGCCGTTAGCTTTATTCCATAATAGAAAACTATCAGCAGCATCTTGCCAGTTCTTAAAATTAGTACATCTAAGTACTGTAGATTGTTTGAAATTTCCTATACCTATGTTATATGATAATGAACATAAAGCTGCAAATTGATTATCATTAACGTTTACAGTTAAAAGAGCTTCTACTTTAGGACAAAATTCAGCATTTAATAAATCTTTAAGTAATTGAGAAGCTGTTGGCTCATCAATTGGATTATCTTTCATTGTAACCAGTGTGCCGTCTTGATAATGAGTGCTACCGTAACCTATTGTGTAAGGTTCAGCTTTAGTTGCAGGATCTGGATATGCATTGGATCTGAAGCCCTCTGCATTTTTGATCAATGCTAATCCTGCGTCATTGATCTGGCGTGACATATTATTGACCGTTATTCTGAGGCATTCCTGGTAGACCAGCTGCATTTAATTGATCATCTAATTGCTTTTTACGGTTCAAAGCATCTAATAGATTCTGAGGATTAGCTTGCATAGTTTGAGGAGATGGACTAGGAGGAGTACTTCCAGCCATTGCAGCTTGTTCAGGAGTTCTTTGTGCAGGCATCGCTTGTTGCGGTTGACCTGTATTTAAATCAAGATTTTCAGGGTTATCAAGCTTTTGATCATAAAAATTAGCAGCTTTTAAGTTTCTAAGTGCCTGTAATTTAGCTTGTAATCTGTCTGCTGCGTCATCTTGTGGCATATATTATCTCTTATTCATATGATTTAAAAGGTTGCCAAATCTGGGTTTTGGTTTAGCTTGATTCATATCAGAAGGCGCTGACTTACTATCTTTACCAGTGCTATAATTATTTGGTTCATCTGGAGCAGCTCCACCACCACCGCCACCAAAACCATTTGGAGCAGTTCCACCTGAACCTGAAGCTCCAGGTCCATCACCACTTGTCGTTGAACCTGCGTCAGTTTTTCCACCGACATTGCTAATATTAAGAGTAATTGGGGCTTTAGGATCACTACCTTTGCCTTTACCACTCTTTTTTGATCCAGCACCACTGCTTGTTTCAGTACTGCTACTACCAGAAATAGTTACAGTTACGGTACCAGCACCACCAGTGGATGCACCACCTGTTGCTGCTCCGCCAGTTCCTGCTCCGCCAAGACCACTACCTACACCACCAGTAGACGCACCACCTGGGCTAGATCCACCAGTTTCTGTATTAGTATGAGTTGGAGAGTTTCCACTCCCTGAACCTGCACCTGTAGCTTTAGACTTATCTTCTGGAGCAGGTTTAGCCGCTGCTGGAGCTGCTGGGGCAGCTGCAGGAGCTTTTTGAGCTGCCATTTGTGCGGCAGCTGGGTCTTTTGACGCTTGTAAGGCTTTAAGGGCTGCCATTTTAGCTGCCATCTTAGTTTGATCATCGTCTTGCATATCATATTCTGACATATTAGTATTTCCTCTTTAAACGTTCAAATTTGACCTATACTGAGTTTTTCTATCTTTTAGCTATCTTGCTACCTATTTCTTATTAAAACCTTTAGTAATCGAATCTAGAGCCTTTTGTCTAGCTGTTTTTTTAATATCTTCATCATCTTCTTCCTTATCATCACCAAATGGATCAAATATCCAATGAGATGTATCTATAGGCTGAGGATTAGGTGATCCAGTAGGACCATTTTGGAAGTTACCATCCATAAATTATAGATTCTTATTAGGGTCCATATCTTTAGCTTTACGTCTAGCTGGTTTACCTTCTTGGTCAATTGCATTAGCTTCTTCTTCTACAGCCATTTCATCATCGTCATTATCTGTCAATGGCTTGGTTATTGAAGGAGAATTTTTTTGAACAATATGATTAACTAGCTTGTGAAATCGTTTATCATGTTTACCTGTTTTCATATTAGTAGCTTCCTTTTAAATGATCACTTAGTTTCTTGAACTTCTTTTGTTTAGGACGTTTTTCACCTTGTGCACTATATGCTATAGCAACTGCTTGATTTTGAGGTTTACCAGAAGCAATTTCTGTACGAATATTCTTTTGAAATGCTTGTTGTGAACCTGATTTATCTAATGGCATATTATAGTTTATCGTACAAAGACGATACTCCACTTACAGGTTGTTTATTTTTAAGTGCATTACGTTTATTAACAATTTCTTCAGCATCTTCATCTGGTTGAACAGAAGGTTTATTAGGAGCTTGAGGAGATTGTTTCTCAGCTACATATTTAGAAGATGCATCATTTTTAATGAACTTAGCTAACTTGTGAAATTTACTTAATGGTACTTTCATTTTCATAATTAATATTTCTTATGGTGTGACAAAGCATTAAACTTTTTTGCACCATATTTCTTGCGACCAATGCTAGCAGCTACTGCGGCAGGATTATCTACCTTACCACTTAGATGTTCTTTTAACTTTTGAAAACGACCACCGCCTCCAAGTTTCATTGATTTCTTCATTATTGTCTACCTCCTAAAAGTAGTTGAAATAAAGTTACCAATCCTTGATGAGTATCTAAGCTTATTAGATCTATCAAATAGACCTTATAACATAGAAATCCAAGCATTGATAAAACAGAAAGTCTATATAATACACTTATTATCTTCATATTAGTAAGGTTTCAAAAAGTCATTTATATATTTTAAAGGTACAGCTTCGCCCCAGTTGGTTTCTTCACTAGCGGCAAATATAACTCCAACTACATTACCGTATATATTAACTAGTGGAGATCCACTATTACCTGGATAGGTTAATACATTAGTTTCTAAAGATGGTTGTTTAATAATACAAATATTCATTGGTATGCCTAAGAAGTTTATTTGCATAAATTCACGTCTATGTCCATGACAATCATCTGGAAGTATTTCTTCTAGACCAATTGTAATTAAACCATATTGTTTGGTCATACCTTGAGCTATGTTCATACCCTGTCTAAGCGGATAACCTACTGATAATACTGTTTCTTGAAGATCTACACTACTAGCTATCGATAGACCTTTATAGCCTTCCAGACCTTCTACAAGACAAAGATCATCTTTTTCATATACTTCTAATATTCTACGAGGTATAAATCTATCTGAACTAGGAGCATCAGCTACCATAACAATGCCATCTTTTCCAAGTTCACATACATGACCATTAGTCATAGTATAAACTTTACCAGATGGAGCTTTAATTTCAAATCCAGTACCGCTTCCTCTGATAGAAGCACCCTCTGGATTTCTAATCATTAATACTTGACTACCAACTTTAGATTCAATATAATCTAAATGCATAGCATTAGAAGCAACTGAGCATAATACTACAAATAGACCTAATGAAAGAACTGCAAATGTAGTCATAAGTGATTGTTTTAGAGTATTAAAAAGCTGTTTAGCATAAAAAGCTTGATCATATAAATGATCTTTACATGAATGTAATATTTTACTTAAAGAATGAAGCTTTTTATTCAATTTCTTCTTTAGTTTTTTAGTATCCATACATTAAAACCTCTTCTGGATCTACATCAGTTAAAGCAGTTTTCTTTTTAGACTTAATAGATTTTTCTTCAGGATAAGGTTCAGTTTCATTTATCTTCTTAAGTATAGAATTATCAAATGGAACTTCAAATTGTTCAAAGTTTCTTCCATTGTGATCAGTAAATGTTTTGTATTTAGCTAACATTAAAGGAATATATAAAGGAGTACTTTTAATACATTCTAAAAGAGCCTGTTCTGCACTATCACCTTTAGCTTTAAGTCCTAATGCTTTTACAGTTAATGTCTTATTTTCATAAGTACAAGGAATAGATAACATTAGCATAATTTATTACTCTTTCTAATATTATCATTATAAAATGAATCTAATGATTTAATATTTTGACATTTAGTACAAGTTTTAGCCATATTATTTATTAAGTAAAGGTATTAAATTATGAATTATAGCAAGAATTGCACCAATAGCAGTAACTATAAGTCCGCTATATATAAAAAATCCTTTTACTCTTTCCATCTTTTTTTCTGATTGAGTATATTTATCTTCTAACAAAGTTAAACGTTGTTCACTAGCAGTAGAACGTCTTTCATGTTCATCCAATACTACTGTATTTTTTGCTAACATTTGATGCATTTCATCAAATTTACTATCAAGTTGACGAATGTCATCTTTTAGTTCTTTTAGTGTAGCTATAAATAAAGTATCTATTGAATCACTCATAAAATATTAAAAAGCTATCTTGTAGATTATTTTCTTATTTTCGAGAAACTCTCGAAATTTGTATAATCTTAGCAAGATCTTTACGCTCCCTTTGTTTCGGTAGATATCTAATCTTTTGGTTTTTCCTTTTGAATAACGCATTAAATATAGTCCTTAATATACTTATTAGTCTCATTATTTATATATCTTTTCACCTTGAGCCTGTAACGGATCAATAATAGCTCTGTAATCTGGATCATTCTGATATAATGCAAAATTAGTGGCAGCTAATGAAGAACTTCCTCTTTGTGCTGCATCTTGTAATGGTCCAGCATATTTACCTAGAACCTGTGGATTTGATTGAACTAATTGAGATAATTTATCTAAACTATGTGCAGCAAATGGAGGAGTATATGTATTAGCACCTGCGTTTTGTTTAGTTTGAGGAGAATTTGCAAGACCTCTTGCATTTACTCCGCCCATACCTGCAGCAGCTAATGGTGTAGCAGCTTCTGCAGTAGCACTTGCTACTCTAGATAATTGTCCAGCTACATTAGCACCTTTATAAGCCATTGCTCCAGCTCCACCTAATGCTTTACTCATAGGTGATCCAAATGGGGAACCAGCTTGACCATAATCAATAGCTCTAAGTTGTCTACCAATTACTGGTGCTTCAGTTTCTACTGCCGCAGCTAAAGTAGGATCTAATCCTGCTAATTTTTGTGTTATAGCTTCTATATCACTTCTAGTTGCTGATCCACTTGGAGTATCTGCAGTTATACCATAATTCTTAATAAAGTTTCTAGTAGTATCAGAAGGCATTCCAAGATCTGTCTTAGCTCCAATGTTTTTATTTACCATACTAAGATCTTCTAATTTTGCAGCAGCTTGACTAGCAGGATTAGCTGAATCAGTGTATTGTTTTAAAACTTGAGCTTTTTCTAATGGAGATTTACCTGCAACATCACTTAATGCATTATTTCTTGAAACAGCAGATTGAGTTGCTTTATCTCTTAATATAGCAGCAGATTCAGGATCAATTTGATCTAAACTTTGTAGAGTTCTTTGTAGATCAGCTTGTGATCCAATATCTGATGGATTAAGATCATTAACAAATTTTCTAATTTGAGGAAAGTTACTTCCTACGTCTTTTTGAACTTGACCAATATTTTGTAAAGTTTGTTGAGCTTTGCCAACTTGTGGACTAGCTAATCCTTGTTGTTGAAGAACATCAGCTTTAGTTTGAACAGAAGCATTTTGAGCTTTTCTAATGGCCGAAGTTTGATTACTTACTGCATCTACTTCTTGTTTAAATCCTGCAGCAAATGTAGGATCAACTTCATTTAAATGATTATATACTCTCTCAAGAGTTGCAGTATCACCTTGATCAGATAATTGAGCAGCTTTCTTAATGAAAGCAGTTATTCCATCTGGAGTTATATTATCACCAGTAACTGATTCTGCATCAATCTTAGATACGCCCATTTCTTCTAGTGCTGATTTCAAATTAGAATATGCATCATTTGCAGCTTGACCTGCTGTACTATAAGTACTTTTAATACTCTTTCTTAATTGACTTGCTAAATCAGCAGCTAACGGTTGAACTTCTTCTAAATTAGGATTACCAGCTGCATTACCTAATGCATTAGACATTTGTTTAGCTTCTGCAATAGGAATTTCAGTCTTAGGAGTATATGTTTTATTTACTTGTGTAATAGATTGACCACTAGTTGGTTCTCCACCAAGATTACCAGCTTGACTTTGTGCACTTTTAATATTTTGCTCAACTAATGGAGCATTTACACCGGGTTCAGTTGGCGCAGCTTGAGGAGCTGCTGGTTGTGCAGGAGGTTGAGCTTGTTTAAGTAAGTTTGGTTGTTCTGCTGGATTTGGAAGTGCAGAAGGAGGTTGACCTTTACCTTGAACAACAGTATTAGTTTTAGTAAATGGTCCACCGATTGCATTAGGTTCGCCAATAGTACTAGTACTTTGTTTTACAGTATTTTCAGTAGTATCATAAAGAGTATCAGCCCAGTTTTTCCAGAGTTTATCTTGCACATTAGATGCTTCACTAAGAGATACTTTAGCATTCTTAATAGCTAAGAAAGTTCTAAGGAAGTTTTCATCCATTGGTATAGTTTTACCTTGAGCAGATGCATTAGCAATTTCTTGCTTTATAACTGGACCATATTTCTTAAGTCCATCTTTAATAAAATCAGTTAACTTGCCACCAGTTAAATTAAGTTGTTCACCAGTTTGCTTTAAAGCATCGGCAAAACTTTCATTAATAGTATCAGTAGCAGCTTGACCAGAAGTTTGTGCAATGTTGTTTAAGTTATTCGTAACTTTATTAACAACATCTTCAACAGACATTTGAGCATCTTTAGCAGCAGAGCCAAATACATCTTGAATTTGTTTAGCTGATTCTTCGCCTATAGTATTATTTAGATCAGTTACACCTTGAGCAACTTTAGAAGCTAATGATTCACCTTGTTGAGTGATTGCTTCTCTACCAGCTTGTGTTGCAGTATTAACACCTTCTGCACCTAATGCAGCATTAGCTAATAGTTTGTTAGAAGTATTTTGTCCTAATGAAGATATTACTCCTGGTGCTTCAGCTACTGCCGCACCTGCTCCACCTAATAGTCCACCAAACATTGCTCCAGTTTTAGCAGATTGCATTTTTTGAGCTTCAGTTGCATATGGATTTTCAGTATAACCTTGACCACCAGCAAGAGCTGCAGTTCCAGCAGATTGTGAACCTATATTTAAAGCAGCTTGACCTAATTTACCAAGATTTGCAGCTTGTCCAGCTGCTTGAGATCCAGCTCCAACAACTCCACCACCTAATGCATAAGTTGGAGCAGTTCCAGCTATATTACCAAGCATGAATCCACCAGGAGACTTTTCAGCAGCTCCCTGTATTTGTTGGTTATAAGTATTTTGCATTTGTTCAGGAGTTAAATTATTATAAACTTCACTAGTATCATTGCCAGTTAGTAGATCTCCAACTGGAGCTACAACATTCTTTTCAAAACTAGAAGATAATGCAGATGGATTAAGATTAGGACTTCCAGTTGCTTGAGCAGCAAGTCTAAATGGTAATCCAGCACCTTGTTCAATTCCTCTACCGATACCGGCTGAATTTTGACTTGCTTCTTTTTGACTTAAAGCTTCATATTGTTTTTGCTGTTCTGGAGTTAGTGCATTAAATGCAGTAGAACTATATCCTGATTTCATCAATGAAGATACAGGATCATTAGCACTTTGTCCTTGCAATTCTTGTGCAGTAGGAGGAGCTGAAGACCAATCTGAATTGGCAGCAGGGGCAGATTGCTTTAATTCTGCATCTGTTGGCGGTGTATCATTCCAAGCCATTATTGATTTCCAGTTCTTTGTTGTTTAATACTTAAAGCTTGAGCAGGGGTAATTCCATGTTGTTGTGCATATTGTACAACATCAGGTGAAAATGATTGATTAGATGCACCAGGGGCAGAAGCTGCAGCAGCTGGTGAAGTAGGACTTCCAGTACTCTGTGAAGTTTCATTAGAAAGACCTTTAGCTAAGTCATCAAAATAGTTAGGATTATTTCTAACAAAATCAGGATGAGAAGCTTTTACAAATGCCAGATTTTTTTGTGCAACACCGCTAGAAATATTTCTCATTTGCATCAATGTATCTTTAAGTTGTTGTTTAATTCCATCTGGAACTGCATCTTCAGGTTGTCCAGTAACTTGTTGTAGTAATCCTTGAGCTTTACTATAAAGAGTATTATATTGGTTATGTTGTGTTCCACTAACAGTTGCTTGACCATTATTATAAATAGCAGCTACATCAGCTGATATATTATTAAGTTGTTGATTAGTAATAACTGGTTGATTAAGAGTATCTAAAGCTCTATCAGCATTTACTAATGAACGTCCTGCAGATCCTAATACATTCCTTGAACTTTGACTTAAAAGATTAACTTCTTTACTAATTTTATCTTGTTGACCTTGATTATATTGATCTTTTTTAGTTTGTTGAGCTTGTGTTTTATATGAATTAGATAAATCACGTTGAGCTTGACTAGCTTGAATCTTAGCTTCAGTCTCAAGATACTTAGTAGCATTCATAGCATCAGAACCGCTCATTGCATTCCAAGATGGATCTTTAGCAAGCCATGGTTCATAATGTTGAATTAAACTTTTAAGTCCTTTTGATTGTTGACTATTAGGATCATTCAATTGCGCTTGTTCTTGCGCATTCATATTTTTAATAGCTAAATCTGTCATCATAGATGCAGTTTGTAGGCTTTTAACCATTGCATCTCTACGTTCTTGAAGATTTTGAACAGGTTGATTAGCTTGTGCTTGAATCTGTTTATAAAATTCAGGATCAAACTTTTGACCAGAAGCTAATGCAGAAAATGTACCTAAACCTTCACCAATATTACCAAATAAAGATCTAAGAGCTCCTTGTTTTTGAGCTGCTTGTAATGCTTGATCATTAACAGATGGATCTTGTAATGGATTTGATCCTGGTCCAGAACCTAACGTAGGTTGTGCTGGACTTGGAGTAGGACTAGAAGGAGGTGTTAATGGCGAAGGTGCAGGAGCTGGATTCTTTGGAGCAGCTTGTGGTGCACTTTCTGAAGGTTGACTTGGAGTAGGTGCAGAAGGAGGTTGTGAAGAAAATAATTGTTCTGGCGAAGCCTTAGCATTAGGATCAAAAGAAGCAATAGGCTCTGATCCACCTTCTGGCGAAGTTAATGCAGCTTGTTGTTGTTCAGAAGGAACCGATTGCAGATTATCTTGATCTTCTGAAGTCGATGCGTTTGGTTGAGAAGGAGTACTAGAAAATCCTAACTCTTGAAGCTTTTGTTCAAATTCATCTGGAGTCATATCTGCCATAAATTTTCCTTAAGTAACTGTATTACCTTGATCATCAGCAGGTGTACCAGTTGGAGTTTTAATAGGATTGCTACCAGTTCCAGCTGCATAATTAGCTATACCAGTTCCAACTTTAGCAACAGCTTGTCCAATACCATTATATAAACCAGCTTGAGCATTACCTTGTTGTTCAGCAGCTTGAGCTTGTTTATTAAGTGCATTAGAAACGCCACCGGCTTGTGCCATTTGATTACCAAATTGTTGTTGATATAATCCTTGATTATAAACTTGTTGCTGATTAGCTAAGCCAGTATTAGCAGCATTAAGTTGTTGTTGATTTTGAAGATTATATTGATTTGCGTAATTAGTTCTTTGAACATTTTGGCCAGCTATATTTTGAGCATTAGCTGTATTAAAATTGTTTATAGCATTTTGAGCTTGAGCTTTTTGAGCAGCTTCACCAAATTGTTGACCTTCAATACTTTGACCAAGTTGTCCTGCACCTTGAATAGCTTGTAAGGCTCTTTGTTGAGCTTGAGCTGCGACATTGAATCCTTGATTAGCTGCGGATTGTGTAGCAGCTTCATTGCCAGCTAATTGAGCTGCCATTTGAACACCAGAACCAGCAAGACCACGTTGAGCATAATTTTGAACTAGAGCATTTCTATTACTTTGTTCTTGATTATTAACTTGATTTTGGATCTGATTTAACTGTGCTTTATCCATAGCTGTTAGACCATTATTTTGACCTAACTTTTGTAAACTTTGTAGAGCTTGCATTTGAGCTGTAGTAGCATCAGGGTTTTGTTGATAAGCATTAAGAACAGATTGATTTTGTTGAAAGGTTTGTTCTTGTGCAGGAGTTAATTGTCCTGCATTAGCAATTTGTTGCAATTGAACTTGCTGTTGTTGTATTGTGGGTATATCAATATTAGAATATTGATTAGCACCTTGTTGTGCAAATCCTGCTGCTTGATTAGCTGCATCTTCTTGTGCATTAGCTCCTGCCATACCTGATACTACAGAACCTGCTGCACTTCCTACTAAAGCTGCACCTGCTGCGACTGCTGGGGGCATTATTGTATCTCCTTAATGAAAGTAGTTATATTTTCACAGGTTTTAGTAAACCCTAATTCAATATAACGTTTAGTAGTTTTTTGATTGATACTCATACAAAACATCCGATCTTTACCTGCATCTTTTGCAGTATCTTCTAAATAAGTCAAAAGTATATGTCCGCATTCTTTACGCATAGAACCCTTTAATTCAGGATTTCCAACATAATTGTCTATCCAGGCAAGGGGTCCATTAGTTAAGAATAAACTTACACATAAAATTGGCTTACTATCAACGCTCATTATATAACTAGTTTCGGGCATCATTATGAGCTCTGGAGCTTGTTCCTTATAAAAATCCCACCATGATTTAATCATAGTATATTGAGATTTATCGAACTTTTTAATGATAATTTCCATATATAGTACTTATTAGCCTTCATTAACTAGATACATTATGTTTTACACCAGTACCTGGATCTATAGTAACAGGAGCTGGTCCATTATTAACTTCTGCATTAGAAGCTTGATTTTGTTGATTAATTAAACCAGATATATAGTTAGGATTAGTAATTTGACCAGAATCAACACCTTGTAATGGATTTTGTTTAATTTGATTTAAAAACTGTTGTTTTGCTTGAACTTGTGCGGCAGCTAATATTGCAGCTCTAGCATTAGTTGCCCAAGGACTATTATACCAATTATTTTGTGGATTTGATAATCCACCGGCTTCATAGTGGCCATATGCAACTGCTTGTGGTCCAATTTGTTGAATCATTTGAGAGTATATTTGAGATGCATTAGATGATATAGAAGATAAATCTAAAGGTGAAAAGCCTGATTGTTGTCTTAATGAATTAACATTTTGTATTTGTTTTTGAAGTTGATCTCCAACTGCTTGATTTTCTTTAGCATCTTGAGCAGGATTCATCATTTTAGCATTAACTCTTCCAACCGCATATTGTGCAGCTTGATTAAGCGGTAAATTTTGTCCATATGTACTTACTGTATTATTTAATCCATTACTTACTTGTGTTGTAATTGTATTCGCATATGAATTTAAATTTTGTTGAATAGCTCCGGTTAATCCTTGAGCATTTAAAGTAGGAGCAGTATTAACTGATCCTGGAGTTAATTGATTAGGATTAATACTTTGATTACCAACTGTAATATTACCATTCGTATCTCCTTGCAATTGAGCAATTTGTTGCAATGATTGTATTTCAGGTGCAGTTAATGTATTTTGAAGATTAATATTAGTTGCTGGTGTTTGTTCTGATAAATATTGTTGTATCATTGAATTAATATTACCTTGGCCTATTAATCCAGTTAATCCTGCTTTATTTATCGCATCGGCAACAGTATTTTGAGCTTGAGTATATTGTTGCTGTTGAAGATTTGTTATATTAGTTGGCTGAGCTGATAATTGTTGTAAATATCCACTCAATATCCCTGACTGCTGTGTAACAGGATTACCATTTGCATCAGTTTGTGGACCATAAAGTCCAGTTTGAATATTATTAGCAGCTTGTTGAGTTCCTTGAATAACATTTTGTCTTTCACCAGCTGCATTTTGAATAGCTTGATTTTCTTGATTAGCTAATCCATATTGACCTAGTAGATTAGTTCTAAGATTTTCTAATGTAGATCTATTTTGAGGAACATTTTGAGTTAATAGTTGATCTAAAGATGTTTGTCCTTGAGAATAGTTAGGATTTTGAAATGTTTGACGAAGTAATTGATTTCTACCGGATTCAGTTCCAGTTAATTGTGCATTTTGAGCTGCAGTGTCTAATGAACTTTTAGCATTTTGATATCCTGATAGATCTGATAACTGTTTAGGAGCAGTATCTGTCCCTGCTTGAAATGCAGCATTTTGGGCTTGTGTTTGTTTGAATGCATCTATATCTGACTGAGCAACATTATTAGGATTATTTATAATAGAATTACCGAAATCAGAAACCTTTTGAGCGGTATAATCATTAGGATTTGCACCAGCTGCTTGTTCTTGAGTATTAAATTGTTGCTGAGCTTGATTTAACTGTGATAAACCCTGATTAGCACTTTGTTGAACACCTTGACCTAATTTTTGACCTAATCCTTGTGCTTGATCAGCATTAGCATTTACATATTGATTTAAATTAGTAAAAGATCCAGAAGATCTTTGTTCTTGAGATGCTGCAGGTGTTCCAGCAGAACTTACACCACCAGCAGATGAAGGAGTGCCAGTTGAAACTCCAGTAGTTGCCCCTGAAATCTGGTTCTTATTTTGTTCGTTTATCTGATCATCAGTACTATCAGATCCACCGGCCAAGGGATTTATGGGCACTTTAATTACCTCTTTAATAACTTATTAATTAAGTTATATGTATTACAAAAGTTACATTATATGTTTTAGTTGGATCTAATCCTGTTATTGTTTGAATTACAATAGTACTTGCTGACGTTCCAATAGTCCACTGTGCATAAGGTGCTACTGTAAAAGTAGCAGGACTAGCTGCAGTATCATTTATTTGGCCTATATATAAAACCTTTGGAGTACCACTTAATCCATGGTTAAAAGTAAATGGAAATTGATTAGACTTCAAAGTGAAACTTTTAACTGTCGCTTGCATATTATCAACAATAGTAAGTTGATTAGCTAGTGCATTACTTAATTGAGAAATAGTGTTATTCAATGGATATAATAGAGTATCTATCCATTTTTGAACATCAGCAGGCATTTGTTCTTTAATGATTCTTTTAACATTTGATAACTTTGCCATTTTACTTGCCAACTCTTTCAGAGTATCCATTATGTATAAATGATATACCATTTAAACGATAAAAAGAATATGCTTCATTATGAGTCAAAGTTACATTCATTAAAGAACATCTTTGTTTTTGTTGAGGTACATATGTTCTAATAGGTAGGGGTTTAACTGTTCCTCCCCAAGGTAATAATCCCCATTGAAAACGTCCCCATTGTCCGCCATATAATCCATTAAGTAATACACTTTCAGTACCAGCTGATAAATCTGTATCAAACCCCATTTTTACTTGATTAAAGAAAGGAACTTGAAATAGTAAAGTGGCTTCTCTAAATTGTTTTAAATTCCCTGGATTTTCAGCAGTTTGAGGTACATATTTCACTACAGTTGGAAAAGCTTTCAAAATTGTAACTTTTCCTAATACCCAGTCATTTATAAAATCTTTAACTGTTACAGTTTGATTTAAACTATTAACTGCAGTTATAATACTATATCTACCATTAGTTTGCCATAAAGCATCTCCAACTACTATATTAGTTAAACTATCTAACCAGACAGTTTTACCAGCATCTAATAATATAGTTGTAGTTCCAGATGAAGTTGCATTATTATTAATTGTTATTGAACTTCCAGATGTAATAGCTATAATTTGAGAATTAACAGGTATTCCAATTCCTGATATAGATTGACCAACATTAAATACAGTTGTATCGGCTATTCCTGTAATTGTAGGAAGTCCTGAAGATGTAACTCCAGTTACACCTTGTAAATTAATTTGAAATGAACTATCGGTATAATCTGTAAATGTACGAGTTTTTCTTTCTTCATCAAATGTATTTGAAGAAGTATCACCTAAATATAAAATATCTAGACTTGGGTGAACAATACCGCATGTTTGACTTAAATTCCATCTAGTCCATGTAGTAGTAAATGTATTGTAAACATATGCTTGAGTTGCAGTTTGATCATTTGAATTATTAATACAGAAGAATATATATTTTCTATCTGATTCATAAGATATACCGAAACTAAGATTTTGAGCAGATACAATATTGGCTTCTAATAGATCAAGCATTTTATCTTCAATTGCTCTAGATATAACAGTTACTCCGGTATCAGATACAGTTACAATACCATATTTAGATAACATGAAAATTAAGTTATTAAGACTTACTGCAGATTCAGCTGAAAGTATAATAGTTGTACTATCAAATAAATCTACACTAAAACTCGTAGGATCATTACCAGTTAAACGATATACACCATCTTGTTTAAGAATAAATAAACTATCTCTAAGTGGAATTACTCTTAATATAGCAGCTTGTGCACTACCAACTTTTATAAAATTTAAAAGTGGAACCGCTTCTGGTTGTTGTGTTTTACTAAAATATAATCCATTAGCAAATTCATCATTTTGAGAAGAAACTGATGTTCCTCCAGGTCCAGGAAGATTAGGACTATAAGCAGTTCCTTGGCCAGAAGTACCAGCAGTTGCATAAAATATACCGCCACCAAAGATTCTTTCTTGAAATAACATTTGACCCGGTAATTGTTGAAAACCAGATTCATAAAATCCATATATAGTAGGAGTTGGACTAGTGGTCCTATTTATTACTCTAATTAATGAATTAGATGTATCTGCTATATTTTGTGCTGGTGATCCTAATGCAAAAACTCTAAAATGTTTAGTAGCTACATTTTCTACTTGTGAAGCAGTATAAGTAGTACCAGCTATAGTTAATGTATCTCCTATTTGAATACCACCTGTACCATTTTGCAATGTTAAAGTTATTGTTCCAGTTGATGTAGCTGGATTTGAAATCTGTATACCAGCTCCAAATGCTAAAGGTGGTAAAAATGGAGCTATAGTTAATGATTCTACAGCAGCAGTACCTGTTGCAGCATTACTTAAAATAACATCAGTTGAATCAATTATAGATGTAATTGTTGTTCCAGAAGGTATTAATGATGAAGTTGCATTATCAAATATAAATTGTCCTGGAGATAATAAAGATCCACTTGAATTTACTATATTTGATAATGTACTAGATCCATTTACTAGATTACCAGTTATTTGAAATGAAGGAACTGTAGATGCTGCAAGTAATGTATCAGTTGAAGTATTTGTTGCATTATTACTTATAGTAACAGTAGTTCCAGTTATATTCGTTATAACTGATCCAGATGGAATATAAGTAGGATTTGTAAGATCTGTTAATGTTTGATTTACAACCAGGAATGAAGTATCTGAAACACCAGTAATTGTATTAAGTCCTGCATGTAAAGTTCCAGTGATTTGTAAACTAACATTCTTACTTAGAGTTACTTGAGTTCCAGAATCGATTGATTGTATAACAGTATTAGCTGGTATACCAGGTCCTGTAACTGGTTGACCTATATCTAATCCTAGTGTAGATAAAAGATTAGTAATTATAGGTGATCCATCTGTTTGAATACCATTTAAATTTATAGGACTAAATATATTAGTTATAGTTGTTCCACCCGGTATACCAGTACCTGTAACTGTTTGTCCTATTGATAAACCTGAAACTCCAATGGATAAAGTATTAGTTGCTGATGTATTGGTAGCAGCATTACTAATAATAATAGTAGTACTATTTACTATTTGTGTAATAACACTACCATCTGGAATATAAGAAGGATTAGTTACATCAGAAACGGTTTGTCCAACATATAAAGAAGAAATATCCGAAATATTATTAATAGTATTACTTCCGGCCGTTAAATCACCAGTTACAGAGTATGATAAACCTCTTATAGTAGTTGGTGTATCACCAGAAACATTAGTAGTATTACCAAATATAGAAAATTGTCCTGATACTGCTAATATATTTAAATTCATATTTTGTTTAGTTTTAGTATTTGCATAAAATGCACTACCCTTAAACAAAGTTACATCTTTTGCAAATGGAGGAGGAGTATTAGCTTGTAATATACCTTCTTGAGAAGGAGATGTATATAATGCTGCTCCATTACGTAAACTTTCAGGAGTTTCATCTGTAAATGTTACAAATCCATTTGTAAGATCTGTTGGAGTTGGATTGGCTTCATAAACTAATGACATTTCATCATTTGGCTCATCATTAGCTGTTGCACTGAATCCTGATCTATATACTTGATAGAAATAATTTACAGTTACACCTTGAGGTATAGTTATATTTAAATCTACATCTTTAGTTAAACCAGATGTGTTTGCAATTATAATTCGTTGACTAGGAACACCTAAAATAAGATTCTTATTTGCATCTTTATAACCCCATACAACCCTATATGCAACTTCTACATCAGTAGGCATAAATCCAGATGTCGCTAGATTCAAAGTAGCATAACCATCTAGCCCAGGTGGTGCTCCAGATGGTACTATAGTATCAGTTAAAGAATCAAGTTTTTGAATACCAGTTGAAGTTGTAAAATATACGTTATTATTAGATTCTACACTTCTTAATTTAGTAACTGAATCTGGCTGTAAATATGTACCTGCATAGTTAATCCAGCCGTACGCATTAAGAGAATCTCTTATAACAAGTGTATGTGTTCCAGTACCTTGAGAAGTTAAATTAACAGCAGGACCATTATTAGTGGAAGATACCTGGAATGATACATCGGTAGCTGATATTACATAATATATAACCCCTGTGTTTAATCCCGCTGGAAGAGTTCCTGTAGTAGTAAATTCAACAGTTTGGCTATTTAATAGACCATTGATTGCATAGTTGATTAAATCAGCCCCTGTATCGACCGCAGATGGGCTAAAATTAAGACTTCTACTATTTTGTGAAGCAGGGGCTGAAAGTGTTATAGAAGTCGTTCCTACTATGGTTATTGTCGTATTAGAAGGTATTCCTAAAATATTAGCATTAGAAGCGTTTATAGCTGCATTACCCTTAGTGTAAGTGGAATTAGCAGACATTGTGATAGTAAACGGTCCAGAACCGCTTATAGATGAAATAGTAGTTCCAACAGGTAGTCCTATGCTACCAATTTGTTGTCCTGCATATAGACCCCTGGTAGATACAATACCAGTTATTTGATTGCTTCCTAGGGTAATAGTGCCTGTAAATGCCTGTTCTACAACAGGAACTGACACAGTTTGACCTGCATAAAGTCCTGTAATAGTACTAACATCAGTTATAATGTTATTACCGCTAGTTAAAATATTACTAATTGTTACTTCTGGAGAATAGAATGCTAGTGTAGTTGGAGCTAAAGGAGGACCATAATGAGATATAACATTATTACCAAATCTGAATATTTGATTAGCTCTATAAGTTGATAATGCACCAAGTGTACCTGGAAGCGTATTATAACCTCTGCGAGGTTCTAGTACACCTTCTCTATCAATTACTACGTTATCAGCTTGAACTAAGCTACCATTTGGTACTTGAGAAATCTGATTTGGGTACGTGTATAAGCCCGCCGCGCGAACAGTAAGTTTTTGCATTAGGTTATCTCCTTAAATGAGTAACCTTTGCAAGAATCAATTGTACCAGATAAAATTCTACGTATAGTACCTTTATCTAATTTAGTATGACGTTTTGCTTCATCTATTGAACTATATACAATACCATTATTATCTTGAATACGTCTATAATGTGCACGATTTTTTAATTTATATTGAATTTCAGGACTTTGCATACATTCTTTAGTACGTTCTGAAATTACTTGTTTTTCTTGTTCAGTTCTTTTTTTACCGTATCTCCAATGTTTTTTACCTTTGGGATATGGTTTTCTTTTAGCATGTTCTTTATTAGATGAACTAATCTTTTGTTTAGTTTCTTCAGTATGAGGAAGTCCGCATCTACCCATTCCACCTTTAGTAGAATTAGTTAATGGACAATCTAGATTTTTAAAGTATTCAATCCAGTATTGTTCAGCTTGATTAAGTTCTTGTAAATTATTTAATTCTTGAACAACTTTAATAATAGGTTTAAATCCATTATTAATTAATGAACGTAACCAGTTACCTTTATAAGTTTTATCTCGTTTAAGAGAAAGAGGATAAGTATGTGCTCTTGGTCTTCGTAAACCATTTGCAGATTTACCAATATATCTTATTTCAAAAGTTTGTGGATCTTGTAATGCATAAATTATATACTTTGTATTCATACACTACTTATTAAAACCTTCTGTATGGTTAAAATCTGCGATAGGGGTTCTGATTAAAAGTCGTATACTGATTAACAACTTTTCGAGTAGCACCTTCCACACGATTGGAAATAAGTTCTCTAATATTATGTTCCATGTCTTTCAATCTGTCAGCGGCTATTTGAAAATTCTTATCATCACCTAATGATGCAAGAAGTTTAACTGCGACTTTTTGTGCTAACAAACTAAATATTTCTACTGGAAGAATTGGAATTGGACTTTCACCAGCTAAACAAATATAATCACCAGTGCTAATTCCATATGTGCTTAGGTCAGCTGGAAATGTAGCTGTATTTGTAGTAGTATCAATTGTGATATCAAGATCCATTGTCATGAGTTCAAATGGAGGCTTAGCTTTTACAACATCAACAGTAATAGATAAAGTTCCACCGGTACCAAAATTAGTTGGAACAAGATTAACAATAGCTTGATTTGAAGAAACTGAAGTTATTTGTGAACATGCAGAAGTTAATATCAATTTATTTGGACGTTTAAAATAATAAAGTTTAAGTGTTTGTCCAGCAAATGATGAAGCTGCTGGAGAAAGTATAACTTGATTATCTCTTAAAAAGAAAGCTTGTAATGCAAGAAAATTATTAAAATAGTTATTGAATACTGCATCTTCTGCATTAATTTCAGGTAATGATCTTTCATTAGGCTGTTCAGCTTGAACAGTAGGATTAACTAAAATTGTAACATTTCTTAATTTAGCACCAATTGCTCTACTAGGTATATCAAAAGAAGCAGTAGTACCATCTACAGGTAAAAGAACATAATCTACTAGATATTCTTCTCTAACAGACATTAATAGAGGAACTATACCTGTTTGAATTTCTTCATCACATACACTTAAAAGTGCAGGATCATCAAACGTAATTTGTGAAATTGGTACAAAGGCTTTACGTTTAATATCTGCTAACAATTCAGTTGTGGTATAATTAAAACCCGACATTTAAAACTCCCTTTAGTAAAGTTTTTTACTAAGATCAAATGCTCTATGTGGAGCATAATCTGGATTAACTTTACGCTGTAAACGAGCAGATGGTTCTGCTGATATTTTTGATACGCCAATATTATTAGAAAGTTTTGGACCTGCTGATTTAGCTGACTGGAATGTATTCATTGTACCAGTTGGACTACGCATTTTACCAGCAAGATTTCTAAGAACACTAGCTTTTTGATGTGGATTCAAAGGGAACATTATTTACCCATTTTCTCCATAAGGAGTTTCATAAGTCCTGGAGGTAATTGCATTTCTGAATGATCTTCCATATCTTCATCTTCGTCTTGATCTTCTTCAGGAGATTCTTCATCCATATCGGAATGGTCACCGAGAACCATAGCTTTATGTTCAGGTGATTCACCTTCTTCATTATCATTATCTAGATCTTGATGAGTAGCTTCTTCCATTTTTTCAAGATCTTGAGGATCAAGTTTTTGAGCATGAATTTCAACTTCCATCCCATGTGGACCTTCTTCATCTCCGTGAAGACTACTAGCTTGAAGTCTTTTCATCTCACTAATTAAGTCCATTAATGACTGTAATTTTGGACTACTCATGTCATCATGCATCATATTTTTTATTTCCTGTTTTTAAGATGTTCAGCAAGTAACTTGGCAAAAGCAGGATGCATAGGAGCTTCATCATCATGCATAGAATCTTCTCTATCCATGCGAGAACCATCAGACTCATTTTCTTCTTCATTAGAAGGTTCATGAGGATTTCCACCATGCTCATCACTAACATGTTCATCGCCTCTAGGATAAGTATGAAATTTATAAGCAGGTTCTTTAGCATTTCCACCATGTTCATCATTTACATCTGAACTATGGCTACTTGAAGATTTAGGTAATTTCTTATCACCATTTTCACTATCATGCATAGAGTCTTCTTTAGTCAAATGAGATTGTTCACTTTTATCTTCAGATTCTTCTTCATTAGAAGGATTATGAGGATTAGCACTATGATCACTCACTGCTTGACTATCGCCAGGATTACTATGCATAGATTTCAATCCATTAGATTGTAATTCTTTCATTTTACTAACTAGGTCCTTTAAAACATTCTTTTTATGAGGGACCATTTCATCATCATTATACATCATTTTATTGTTCCTTTTATGCGTTTAAAACCTATATAAGTTACTTATTAACTATTTTATGTTGCAAAATACGGTATTTTTCTATTAGATCCATTAATATTTATAATTACATATCCAACAACTTGTGCAGGTACTGCTCCATTAGTCCCTGCTGTTGCTGAAGTAGCAGTACTTGTATTAAGTACATGAACATTAGAACTTCCATTACCTAATGTCCAATTTCCAGAAGCATCAATATTACCTGTGTTTATTCCAGCATTTTGAAATTTAGTTATATTAGGGTTAGAACCATTTGAATTACCGTAAAGGATTATTACTGCACCAGTTCCATTTGAACTAGCGCCTGTCATAGTTAATGAACCTGTGTTTTCATTCTTGGCTAAAGTAAAATCACCGCCAGTTCCAGAATTAAAAACTAAACTCTTAGCTTGTGTATTACCATCTGAACCATAAATAACTTGTTGATGAGTAGTACCTGAAACACCTATTGTCCATGTTCCATTAGCGTCTATAGTTCCAGCATTTGTAGTATTTGTAGCAAATGCTACAGTATTAGTTGTACTTAAATACATTCCGTTTACTGGTACCGTAGAACCTGTTGGAATAAATGAACCAGCTGTAACTGAACCACTTATAACAATTGCTGTTAATGCAGATGGAGCAGCAGTACTACCAGAAGTATTTCCTAAAACTGTATTATTTGCTATTGAAGGTAAATCTGTTAAACCTAATGCTCTAAATGTAGGAGTTGTAGCTCCACCAGAAGTTGGACCTGCAAATACAGTATTTGCTGTTTCTGTTGCTAGAGTAACAGCTAAAGTTCCGCTAGTTGTAATTGGACTTCCTGAAACTGATAAGAAACCAGGGACAGTAAGAGCTACACTTGTAACAGTACCCGTTGAAGCTGCTGACCATGCTGGAACTCCGCCAACTACTGTTAATACTTGTCCACTTGAACCTATAGCTAATCTAGATGCAACATTTGTAGCTGATTCATATATTAAATCACCTGTAGTTGTCATTGGATTAAGATTATTAAATGCAGCAGCAGCAGATGTTGCATTTGTTCCACCATTGGCAATTGGTAATGTTCCAGATACACCTGCAGTAAGAGATACTAATCCTGATAAAAAGTTAACAAATGCACCATTTTGATAAAATTGAAATAGATTAGTTGAACTATTGTAATAAACATCACCATTAGAAGATGCTCCAGCTACACTTGCTTGTGGTGTAAGATTTATACCACTTGTGATTTGTTCAAAATTATTAGAAGGCATATTTTCCCTTTATAAACTACTTATTAATGTTTAAACGTTTGTACATAAGCATCCATAACATATGTACCAGATCCAGTTGTATAACTTAATTGACAATTATTACCGCTAATAGCTGCAGTCCAGGATATAGTCATAGTTCCAGTACTAACACCATTATCGGTTATACGAGCCACAGTTGCAGCAGTTCCAATTGCTTGATCACATGCAACTTTAAGTACACCTGTTTTTCTATTAGTTCCATCAAATACACAATAATTAATCAATTCACCTTTAATTTTTCTACTATCAAATGTAAGTTGTGATGCAACTGCTGTTGTTGATGCAGTTAAAGAAAAACTAATATCTCCATTAATTGCTGGTAAATTAGTAAACCAGTTAGTTCCATCGGACTGGAGTTGACATTCACCCCAATTAGATGTAATAACAAAACTAGAAGCCCCATCAATTGTTTCAGATGCATTAGGATTAATAGTAATGTTATTAACATAAGCACTCCCAGTAGAGTCTTTTACAATAAGAACTCTACCGTTCGTGGGAGCAGGTAACGTTATTGTTACCGCTCCGCCACTGGAGTTAACTAGAACTAGGTTATCATGTGCAGCCATACAGCCTTATTAACTAATAGAGTAATTACTCGATACTGTATTAGTTGTAATTTGCAAACCACCATTAATTTGATGATTAGCAGTACTACCTGAAAGACCAATAGTTGCTTGTGATGCAGTTGCTTGGGCAATCAATGTATTACCAGTGAAAGTTTTATCTCCAGCAAATGTTTGAGTACCAGTCGTAACAACTCCGCCGAAACTTGCACTAGCTGGTTGTAAGTTTAAAACTTGACCAGAAAGAGAAGCAGCGTTTGCATTTGGACTTGATCCAATAGCAGCAAGAGTTATATCTCCAGTGTTTGTTCCTGAAGAACTTCCAGAGAAGTTAGATGCTGACATGGTTCCACTAACAGTTAAACTAGTCAAAGTTCCAACGCTAGTCAAACTTGATGCAAGAACGTTTGCAGCAAGAGTTGCTCCAGTAAGAGTTCCAGCTGGTGCAATTACTGCATTTCCTGACGCAGCAGTTATAAGACCTTTTGCATTAACTGTAAAACTAGGAATAGAAGTTGAAGATCCGAAAGATCCAACATTAGAGTTTACTGTAGCAAGAGTTAGTACTTTTGATTGTGAACCAGAAGCAGGACCTGCAGTTGCATCGCCAGTAAGTTGATTAATAGCATTTACTGTTACAGCACCTTGAGCACCATTAACTGATTGAACGCCAGCAGCTGGAGTAACAAGTACCCATGCAGTGCCATTATAAATGACCAAATCACCGATTTGGAAATTATACATTGATGGATCATTTAAACCAGAAACTGGTCCTGCAAATGCTGCAGATACCCAATATGTATATCCAGTAACTCCAGTACCATCAACTAATGTTGGTGTATTTGAAGTTGGGTCCCAACTACCTTTAAATTCCATCAAACTAGCTGGTAATTGTGATAGTGGAATTTTTCCACCTGAATCAAGAGATGCAACACCGTTAGCAGCTCCAACTTCAGATTGAGTTACATAAGTGGCAGATAGATTAGGAATATCATTAGCAACTAAACTTCTAAAAGAAGGTTGAGCTGCACTTCCTGAACCTGGGCCTGCAAATACTAAATTAGCAGATTGAGTTTTAAGTGTAAAATCAAGTGTTCCAGAGGATGTTACTGGAGATCCTGAAATATTATAGATTGGACTTGTACTTCCATCCAATAGAGCAACACTCGTTACAGTTCCACTAGTAGCAGGAGCTGCCCATACAGGTAGTCCACCTGATACAGTTAGAACGTTGCCAGTACTTCCAATGGGAAGTCTAGCAGCAATTGGGGTTGCATTTTCATAAATCATATCACCGGCAGTTGTCATAGGTGACAATGCATTAAACGCTGCATTTGCAGTTGTCTGTCCAGTTCCACCATTAGCAATAGCTACTGTTCCAGTAACATTACCAGCATTACCTGAAATATTACCTGTAACTTGTGCACCTGGTAAACTTAAACTTGATAAAGTAGTAAGTGTAGAGTTAGATGATGCAGTTATATTAGAAGCAGTTCCAGTAGTATTCTGATTTAATGTAGGTATATCAGCAGAAACTATTGCTCTAAAAGTTGGAGTACCTGAACTACCGTTTGGACCAGCAAAAAATGAATTTGCAGCTTCAGTAGCTAAAGTAGCAGAAAGTGTTCCACTAGTAGTTACAGGAGATCCTGAAACGTTAAATATAGCTGGAAGAGAAAGAGCAACACTCGTTACAGTTCCAGATCCAGTAGCACTACTTAGATCATCTAAAAACCAATTAGTCCCATCACTAACTAGGTTACAAGAACCGTAGTTAAAATTAATTACCTTACTTGATGCACCATCAATAAGTTCTGATGCAAAAGGAAGAATAGTAATATTATTCGTTCCTGCATTACCTGTAGAATCCTTAACTTTAAGAACTCTTCCGTTTGTAGGAGATGGCAATGTTATACTAATCGCACCTCCACTTGTGTTTACTAGTATTACATTATCATGTGCGGCCATTTTATTTTTCTCCTTTAAAGAATTGAATAATTAGTTGAAATAGTTGTTGTTTTTAATTGAATACTTGAACTTGAAATTATAGCACCTGTTATATTCCAGGCCTGATTGGCATCAATAAATCCAGAAGTTAAGCCATTAGTTGCAAAACCCAATGCATTGGTACCAAATCCATATAAACCTGTTCCAGCTCCGCCTGTACCTGCACCAAATGCATAAGAAGGAGCAGCTGCTGTTCCATTTGGAGCTTCTAGAGGGAAAGTTATACTACCAGCTGTGGAAGAAATTGTAATATTACTACCTGAAGGAGTAACTGTTATATTACTTCCAGCAAGAATATTTAATGCTCCTGATAAACCATTAAGAGTTGATACTCCACCGCCTCCTCCACCGCTTTGATCTATCCAGCTAGAGCCATTCCATACATATAGATTAAATGTATCTAATGCAACTCTAACATCACCAAGTTGATTTCCAACAATTGGTAAAGATGCAACAGTTAAAACTGGAGATTTATAATTTATAGAGGCTTCGCCTAATCTGATAAAAGTAGAAGACATTAGCTTAATTGATCTCCTTTACCATTAATTTGTACATTTAATGTGCCGCTTCCTGAAGTAAAAGTATAAACTACTTGAATTTTATTATAAAATGCAGTAGTAATTTCCCATAAAGCATCACCTGCACCATTAACTGCAGTTTGTGAACCGGAATAATCGACAAAATTAATTCCATCTACTGATATTTGTAATTTAATTATTCCCACTGGAGATCCAGTCCATTTTGCATAAACTGAAAATCCATTAGTAATAGATAGATCTTGAACACTGGAAGTTAAATTACCAGACATATTACCATTAGTTAAAATTTTATAATTATATAAATTTTCCATTAAGCATTCCACCTTTTAGTCGTATACTTCATGGTAACATTTGAACCTGTACTAGTTGTGGTATAAAGTAATCGAACATTACCCCCACTAACATCAGCAGAGAATGATACACCAGGATCACCTATTGCAACACTGTCATTTATTACTTGTGCAGTAGTTCCATCTGATACGATATGAAGTGTTCCAGTTTTTCTTCCAGTGGTTCTAGTCAAAGAATAATCTACAAACCAATTTGTACTTGTTGCAACTGGATTTGCAACTACAACTCCATTGGTTGTATTATCAGTTAAAATAGCAATAGCGAAAGCATCTATATTGGCACCAGATGCATTTACAATAGATAAAGATCCATTTATAATATGATTTTGTGTACTAGTTGAAGCACCAATTGTCCATAAACCAGCAGACGATATAGAGCCAGTTGTTACACCAGAATTTTGAAATTGAGTTAAACCATTACCAAATACTGAAAATACTGCTCCAGTGTTATTTGCACTTGAACCTGTTAAAGTTAAAGATCCAGTGTTATCATTTCTAGCAATTGTAAAATCAGTACTAGAACCAGAATTTAATATTAAACTCTTCCCTTGAATATTACCATCTGAACCATAAATAGTACTTTGATGTGTCGTACCGGGTTCACCAATAATCCATGTGCCGTTGGGATCGATAGATCCAGCATTTACACCATTTGTACTAAAATTAAGAGTATTTGTAGTCCAGTATAATCCAGTTGTAGTATTACTTGAACTTGCAACTGATGGTGCTGCTGCAGATCCATTAGGGAATACAAGACTAGTAAGTAATGATCCTGTTATATTAAGATTACCATTAATTACATGTGTTTGTGTTCCACCAGTTGCGCCTATTGTCCATAATCCAGCTGCAGATATACTTCCGGTATTAGCCCCAGCATTTTGAAATTTAGTTATATTAGGAGTAGCATTTGCATTTCCATATAAACTAATTAATGCACCGTTATTATTTGCACTTGAACCTGTTAAAGTTAAAGATCCAGTGTTATTTTCTCTAGCAATTGTAAAATCTGTTGCACTACCAGATGCTAGTATTAAACTCTTAGCTTGAGTATTGCCATCAGAACCGTATATCAATTGTTGATGAGAAGTTCCAGATTGTCCTATAGTCCATGTACCGTTTGGATCAATAGATCCAGAATTAACTCCATTGGCACTAAAATTTAAAGTATTAGTAGTCCAATATAGACCAGTTGTAGTACTAGTAGAATTTGCTATTGAAGGTAACGCAGCACTACCATTTGAGAATAATACAGCTCCTGTTATAGAAGGATTATTAAGTGATATAGAATTAAAAGTTCCGCCTGTAAATGTTCCACCCGTGACTACTGGAGCTGAAAATGTTCCACCTGTTACTGATGGAGTATTAATAGTTGGACTATTAAGTGTGCCGCCAGTAAAAATTGCACTAACTAATGTTTTATTAGAAAGACTTTGAGCAGTAGAAAGATTAACTAAATCTATACCATTATATTGGGGTACTGAATCACTTGATCCAGCTCCAAATGATAAGTTTCCACTATTTGCAGAATTTCTAAATACAATTGTATCTGAATTAGATAATCGGAATTGTCCAGAAGATGCTATATTAGCAGAACGAGTTTGATATACAACTGTTTTTAATCCAAAGTTAGGACCAAAATCAACATTATTACTTAAAGCAAATAATCCACCTGCTTTAGTAAGAACCCCTTGTGTAATTGCAACTGCCCAGTTTGTAGCATCTGGACCCCAGCCTTCATCAGTAAGCTCTGGGTAGTTATATGTGACTCCGTTGACTGAAAGAGTAACTGCCATTAAATTTCTCCAGGCGAGTTTATGTAGGTCCGGTAGTATTTACACTACCGGACACAACTAAACATTTATTATGCAGGCTTATTAACTGTATTTTGACTTAAAGTCACAGCAGTCTGAGCAAACAATCTACCATTTACAGATGCGTTTGCAGCTAGAGTAATTCCTGCGGCAGAAAGGATATTTCCTTCCATGTGAGCACTTGCACTTAGTGCAGCACTATTAACAGCCCAGAATATATTCTTAGCTTGCGCTCCACCTGTCAAAATAACAGCTGCTGAAACGGCTTCACTAAGAACTCCTGATACTTGCATAATCCAAACATCATTTGGTCCACCATTAAATGTAACATTGCTTGCTATTGTAACACCAGTCGTCCATTTGTATAGACCTGGGACTAAGGTTAATCCACCGATTGCTCCACCACCAAGGTTTGTGAAATCTGGACTAGAACGTCCAGCTGCATCAGTATATGCAGCTTGCATATCACTTACAGCTGCAGTAAGAAGAGCTGGGTTATTTATACTACCAGATGGGCCTGCGCCGTCAACTGCATAGATAGAACCTGTAACTTCTGCTTGTGTAATACCAATTGCAGCACCAGTAATAGGACTTGCTCCAACATTACCAAGAGTTGGCGAAGGAGGAACATCTGTAATACCTGATTCTGTTAGAATTGCAAAAGGAGCAGCAGATGCAAGATTTACAACTGTTGGACCAAGAGCAGGAACTGAAGAAGAGCTGCTTCTATAAAATGGATAACTAGTAAGGAAAGGAAGTCTACCAGTTCCACCGGAAAGAAAAGTAGCTGCACCAGACCAAGAAAAATTAGTTGCTGATTCTGATAATGCAATACTATTTCCAAATACACCTGCCATTAAAGCGGCTACATCAAGAACTGGTCCTAGAGAAGAAGCAAAAACAACTCCTGCTAGTGCATCACTTGTACTAGCATTAATAGCTGCAGCAGCTCTTTGTGCCAATACCGTAGTAGATGGCGAACCTGCCAATGAAATTTGATTGTTAGATGGAGAAGAAGAAGCTACAAATGTAAGTACAACACCATTGATTGTAAGGGTATCATTAGCAATAGGTGAACCTGAAAATAGTCCACTCTTTGAAGCTATAGTTGCATCTCCTGAACCAGAGTCAACAACACCTGAATACATATTACCTGATCTAGCTCCTGAATTTAAACCTCTTAAAAAGTTAATTAACTTTTGTAAGAAAGTATGACCTTGGGCTTGACCTGGAAGTTGACTTGCGATATCCCTGAGTGTTCCAATTGGAAGATCTGTATCGATTGATAGTACTAAACGACTTTTTGACATATATTATTTTTCCTTATTTGTTTAACAGGACCGTAAGGCTACGGCACCTTAATACTATATTAAGGAGTACAAGTTAAACTATTGTTACTAATATACTTATTAAAAGGAGATTTGATTGAAGGATTATGAGGAGTGTTTTATGAGATAGTCTACTGCAGTCTTAAGAGATTGAATATTTTCTTTTGAATAACCTATAAGGGAATTACAAGACCAACAAAGTAAACCCCTAACTTTACCAGTAGTATGATCATGATCTACATTAAACTGATTACCTTTGCCATCTGGTTTATCTGTTCCACAAATGGCACATTTATAATCTTGATCTTTTAACATTTGATTATGTTGAACTAAAGTAATACCATACATGCGTTTAAGACGAGAATTCTTATTTACATCTTTATTATCATAATACCAGTTAAGAGCTTGTTTACGACAATGTTCTAAATTGTTTTGTCTGAAGATTTTACGTTGTTTTTTATATAAATGCTTTTTTGAATGATAATTCTTATTATGACAATCTTTACAATCACTTCTAAATCCATCTGAAGTTGTGCAATCTTTTACAAATAATAATGTATCTTTTTCTTTTTTACATTTTGAACAAATTTTCATAGATATATTATACATTATATTTACTATTTATGCAATAAAAAAAGGGGAAGCTTTTTAGGCTTCCCCTTCTAAGTAGTTGAATTAGTTAATAAAATTAACTGTTAACCACGTTGATTACCTTGACCAATCTAGCGGGTGAATCGCTAAATAGAGTTTGGTCCGTATAGGCTCTGAGTTCATAGCCAGCGGAACTAGTAAGTTCCAGAAAAAAGTCCTCTTGCTGTTGGCGACCAGGCATCTTGAAGGAGATGTTCATAGCGCCGATTCTCTTAAGACGTTTAGGTGGGAAGATAAAACATTCGCCTTCTTTGATATAAATCGAAGAAACGATATCAATCTTACCATTTTGTCCGTTAAATGCATATTCAGAAGCTCCATTTTCCAGTTTGCTGGATTTGTAGCTATCATCATACATACGTAGAGCGGCTTGATCAGAACTGATGTTTGCCCATGTTTTCGGAGAAAGCATGCAGATTACATCTTGATCCAATCCACGTTCAACTGCCAAAGCAACTGCAGATAGAATCTTTTGGAAACTAAGAGCAGAAGACAATGCATCATAACTGTTACCTTTCCACAAATTGTACACAGAAGCATCGATATTATAAAGAACGCCAGAATTAGTGATAATTCTGTCAAGTCCGAAAATATCGTTCAAAAGTGAACCAAATGGAATGAAATAAGCACCTGCACCCATAGCGGCATCAATAGCCGTTAAGTCAGCAGAGTTACCAGTAACATTTACTACTCTAAGAGTAAGATCAACAGAAACAACGTTCAGTTGAGCATTGGTATTAAGTTTTTGACCAGCGGACGAAGGAACTGCAGCAGAAACTACATCAAGAGGCATGTTTTCTGATCCAGCCCAAATTCCAGAAGCCCAGGAAGCAGTAGCAAGAGTATAAGATCTTGATCCAGCAGAACCTGTTCCAGAAGCGATTTGTCCGATATTAGTACGTCCATAAAGACAGCTAATTTCAAGTCGTTTAGCGATTGAATTAACCATGTTTTGAACCATGAGTGAAGTAGCTTTAACAAAAGCTTTTCGATCATTAGAAGCACGAGCAGCAGCTTCGTAGCTCATTTGTGATCTGATAAGCATTTGTGATCCACCAAGTTGAGCATCTTTGAAGATAGCAGCAACAGCGTTATTTAGGTTAAAAGCACCCGAATCCGCAGCAGCATAAGTGATACCATGTTCATGGCTCAATTGTACTGGTTGGTGATAGAGATTTCCGATTTCTTTAGCGGCTTCGATATAAGGAACAAGCTTAAGAAGCTTAACGCCATCTGGAATAAGATTTTCGATCTTATCAGCATAGACTTCCTTAAAAAGGCCGTTTAGTGTACTTGTAGTATTTGCACCTGACATAAATTTTATATTTCCTTTGAAAATAAGTTAAAAAATTAGAATTATAGTTTTAACTTTGCGTACCAGCTTCTTAGTTCTTATTAGGGTAGCTATTAACATCCTAAGTCAGATAAGTGTGGGTCTCAGTTATAATACTTATTAATTGATAAAATGACAAAGGCCCATATAAAATGAGCCCTTATCATATATTAGGAGTAGGAGAGAACTATTTAAGATATTTATCCATTTCAGCTTGAAATTCATCCATTGACATCTTTTTCTTAGGTTTGTCATCAGTAGATGTTGAATTAGGAGTAGAAACTGAACCAGTCTTTAGAGGAGCTGCTGGAGCTTTAGATTTTACCTTATTAACTTCATATTGACGAATCTTTTTAAGTTGTGAATCTCCAAGAAGTTTAACAAGATCTTCTACATTATATTGACTGTATAGAGATCTATGTTCTTCATCTAGATCTTGTCTAACACGAGTAGCAACATCAAGAGCAGAAGCTTCATATCCATTTTCAAGTGCATTAGCCATGTATTCAGCTATACGAGCTACGGTCTTTGGATTCTTAGGAAGTTTAAATTGATCAATGGCTCCAATGATTTGATCTTGAATATCATTTTCATATTTAGCTTGAAGTGTAGAAATTCTTTGTTCTTGTTTTTCTGCTTCTAAGGCAGCTTTTTCTTCTTGAAGTCTTTGAATTTCTTGTTGAATTTCAGACTTTTGTCTTTCTTCTGGAGACATCATTTGTTTCTTAGCTTCAGCAACAAGATATTCTTCAGCAAGTTTACGAACATCCATACCCATACTGGTAAGAGCCTTAGCTGGATCTTTTTGTAGAATTTCAAGAATAGCTTCTGCCTTTTTACGAGTATTAGCTGCATGTTCAAACTTTTCATGAGCACCTAGACCAAGTTGAGCTAGACGAACTAGTTCAGCTTCACTGGTAACTCTACGTTCTTTACCTTGTGATTTAAGCTTCCATTCTTTAATAGCTGCTTTAATTTGTTGTTCAGTTGGTGCAGCTGGAGCTTCTGTTGGGCTTACTTGTTGAGCTACTTCATTACCTGAATTAGCAACATCTGTAGATGGATTAGAATTTGCTGGAGTTACATCTGCGCTTGGAGCAGCAGTTGGTGCGCCTGAAGAGGCTGGTGCGTCTGACATGATATTTTCCTTTACGTCTCTTACGAGATTAGTTATTGGTTAGTTTATTCCGACAATCGGAGTAAAACTTATAAAATACTTATTAATTGACTTTTTTAAATAACTGTGGATTTGCAACTATAATTGAATAAAGATTATTAGGAGTTGCATCATTAACTGCTAAATTAAATAATACACTGTATGCAGGACTATTACGTAACCATGTATCTACTGTACCTGAACAAACTAAATTTCCACCTATGGGATTATGTTTCAATTTAAATATTTTAGTTAAAAAGAATCCAAATGCATGTAAATAACCATATGTAGTATCTAGATAAGGATAAAGACAGGATATATCTTCAAAATTGAAAAGACATTCATATTCTTCTCTAATTGAATTTTCATATCCATCTAAATTAAGTCTAACTCCTCCTGTAGGAGAAGCTTCAATAGTAACTGCAGAACCATTTAAAAGAGTATTTGTTTTTAAAAAACAATGAGTCCATTTACCATTAGTTGCCCAAAGTTCTAGTTTTTGAAATATATTAAGATTAGCATGTGTTCCAAATACTATTCTCATAATTAACTCGTTTTTTGATCTAAAACTAAATTAAAGCATATATTTACATCATTAACTGTTCCAGTTGAACTATAAACTATTCGTATATATAATCCACCAGGGATATGTGCTCTAAGAGGTTGCATTATTAATCCTTGTGATTTTTCATCATCCTTGATATACCAGTTAGTAGCAAATTGATCTAATACAGTACCAACTCCATAACCTAATAAATTATCATTATCTACAATTTGAAGATTAACTGAATCTCCAAATACATGATTTGTAAGAATTAATTCCATACCTCTTATATATCTATCACTAGAAGAAACTCCTGCAGTTCCAACTTTATAATCAATGTTTGAAGTAGTACCTTTAGTTGCAATACCTGAATAACCAATAGCTTTAAGTGTAAATTGATCTGTTCTAGAAAGTGGATCTGTAATTGGGATAAGTGGTTTATTCGCAGAAGATTTAAAATTAGTTTCAAAATCAGTTTGATCTGTGCTTGCTGGACTAATTATTGAAATTTGACATGCTACTTCTGCTGGTCCATCTATAGCAAAAACATAGTAAGTATCAGAAGTTGCTATGTATTGTATAGATAATCCTCTAGAGGTTGCAAAATCTTTAACAGTTGTCCAGTCCGTTCCTATTAACATATTACTCCCTTAGTACTCATATCCTTTAAGTGCTATCATACCATATCCAACTGCAGCAGCAGTTCCTGTTGCTCCAAATCCTTGCATAGATATACCAATACCAGTTCCTGCTGCAAATTCTAATCCATCTGGAACTGGAATACATACTGTTTGAGATATACCAGCAGTTGCTGCTGATGCACCAATTGCATACTCAAATACTTCAGGAGATCCAATTGCAACAACTCCACTAGTATTAGCTCTAAGTGCGAAATGAATAGTACCTGCAGTAGTAACTGCAATATATGTAACAATAATCATATTAATTCTATATGTTTTACCAGCTGAAACTACTGCTGGTGTTGTAGTAGCAGCAACTGCTGCTCCACTTTTATATCCAGTTAAAGATACTAATGTATCTGTAGCAGATGATACTACTTGAGTTGCCATATAGTAACAAGTTAAATTTCTACCAGCATCTTTTAAATCTTGAGTTGCAACTGCATAAGCTCCTTGAGTACCTTTAAGATTCAAAGAAACTTCTCTTACATTTGTTCCATCTGAACCAGCTACTTGTACAGGATTACCAGAAACTGCAGATCCTGTTGCTACATTTCCTACTATCTGAATTGCACTTTGATCAGAAGCAATAACAACTGGCGATGAATTCGCCATTGTTTTTTGACCGAGACTGGGAATTTTAGAATCAATACTAGATAATGAAGTATTGCCTGTAGTTTGTAATGCAGATGTTGCAGCACCAGTTGGTAAACTTATTGTACCAGAAATATTATTGATATTCCAGGTTCCACTTTGAGTAGAAGCAAAGGTAGTATTACCAATGGAACCACCAGCTTGAAATGGAGATCCCAAAGTAGTATTAATAGTAGTTAATGCAGTATTACCTGTAGTTTGTAAAGCAGAAGTTGATGCTCCAGTTGGTAATGGCAAAGAAGCTGCTGAAATAGGTTGAGTTACACCAGAACCATCAACTCTTAATCCTCCAGATGTATTTAAAGAAAGTCCTTGGAAAGTTCCAGTTGTATATGTAGGTGCAGAAGTAGTTACTGAACCGCCCGCATATATAGCTTCTGATGGAGGAGGATTTCCTATAAAAGTTACAGAAGGATTATTTGCAGTAACTGTCCAAGTTCCACCTTGATATGCTGTAGTAAGCATATTAGCTTGATTTAATTGAACAGCTTCAATAACATTTGCTGAATAAACACTATTAATGGTTATATTTGCAGTACCTGAAGTCCAACTTCCACCTTGAATAGTTATATTAGTAAAAGCTGCTGGTAATAAAACTTTATATGTACCAGTTGTAGTTATTTGAGCATATGTATATGCTAAAGGAGTTGCACCATTAATACTACTTACAAATAATCCAATACCATGTGAACCTATACTTCCCAATACATTTAAAGTACCAACAAATGTACCAGTAACATCAATTATTACAGAACCGCCTGGTACTGAAATAACTGATTGACCAGTTCCACTTATTGTTCCAGTAACTGCATATGGATTTGGAGAAGGAAGAAGTCTACCATTTGAATCTACTTGAATTGCAGCTTGTTGTGTATTGGTAAGAGTAGGTAAAGCAGTATTAAACTGACCACCCATTAATGAAGAAGCAAGTGCAACAGTTCCAGGTGATACAGGACCATCTGACTTATCTACAACAGTCATATTACCGCTAGAATCGGCACCTACATAGTTAGCACGATTTCCAGTAGAATCTTGGCCAACTATTTTAACTTCTTGTGTTGCATCTATATAACTTAGATCAGCCATTTTTTCTCTCTAAACTAAAAGGGAGCTGTACACCAGCACAACTCCCTTTCATAACACTTTATAAAAAAGTATTTATTATATTTCTTGACCGCAAATAGTACTATAAAGATCTTGAGCACCCTTATCATCATTGGTCATAATAATTCTTACTCTAACTCCAGCAGCTACTGAAATAGGAGCTTGTAGAAGAACAGTAGTATTTGGAGTTGCAGTTGAGTTAAATTGAACAAATTTAGTATTAAATACTCCAGTTGCAACACCAGTTTCAACTTGTGCTTCCATTTTAATTTTACCTGAACCAGAAGCTTCTAATTCATGTAAAAGTAAAGTTTTACCAGCTGTTACGGTATAATCATGGTTATTAGTTCCATTTGAAGCAACAGCAATAGCTTGTTTAAAATCATTAACTGCAGTTCCAGAAGCAGAGGCAGATATAATAACAGGAACTGGATTTAAACTAGTTACATCAGCACCGGCAACTGCTAAGTTAGCAGCTACGCGAAGTGTTTGTGCACCAGTTGCACCGTTATTGAAATTAGCTGCACCAGTTGCATTACCAATTTGTGAAGCTGTACGGATAGTATTTGCACCAACTGTTCCGTAGTTTGTATCTACAGTAGTTGGGAAGTTTGAAACAACAACAGTACCGATACTATTAGTACCAGCTGGGAGTGGTTGAGTAATATCAACTTTAAGTTCACCAGTTGCCGTAACAGAAGCATTGTTAGTTCCATCACTAAGTCTGACAAACCAACTATTAGCATTCGTATTAGGAGCGCCTTGATTAGCTGCTACGCGAAGCGTTTGAGCCCCAGTAGCTCCAGCATTAAAGTCTGCAGCTCCTGTAGCATTGCCAATTTGAGCAGCAGATCTAAGCGATTGAGCTCCAATAGCACCGAAGTTAAAATCAGCAGCTCCAGTAGCATTTCCGATTTGAGCTGCAGTTCTAAGTGTATTAGCACCAACAGTACCATAGTTATGATCATCAGTACTAGAAATAGCAGCATCAACTAACAATCGACCAGCTGAATCTAATTGTAGAGCAGCTTGTTGACCAGTAGTCAAAGTAGGAGCAGAACTATTATATTGTCCACCAGCAAGTTGTGAGAATGTTCCAGCAGTACCACCAGAAACAGAACCATCAGCTACATCTTTAGTAATCCAAGGAGATGTACCTTGATTAGAAGTTACTGTCCATGATCCAGATTGAGAAACTGGCAAAGGAGATTGATCAGAAGCAATTGTAACTGGAATAGAAGCTGCCATGAGCTTTTGGCCCAAAGAAACTGCTGATCCACCAAATTGAGAAATATTACTTACCCAAGGAGAAGTTCCTTGATCAACTGTTACTACATCAGAAGATGTAAGAGCGCGAATAGATCTAGGATCGATTTGAACTCCACCAACATTGATACCAACATCAAGAGCTTGTTGAGCACCGTTAGCTTGTGATGTAATCGGATTACCGGCTCCATCATTTAATTTACTTGTAATTCTACCGGAAGCATCAATAGCTAGTTGCTGACTTGGTGTCGTTGCGTCTGCTATCTTAGCTATTACATCCCCGGCATTTTCTGTGCGGACTGGTAGGCTACTATTAAAATCACTCATGTTTTATTCCTCTTCCCTTTATTCTTTTGATTGTAATTCTTTGATCTTAGCTTGAAGCTCATCTTCTTTAGCTTTTTGAATCTCTATATTGAGTTTTAAACGGTCAATTTGATCTTGTGCTTCAAGAATTCTATACTCTAGTTCTTCTCTGGCAGCATTAACTCGTTTATATTCGACTTGTGTTTTTTTAAGTTCTAAACTCATGATATACTTATTAATTAGCTTTGTGACATTTGGATACGACCTTCAAAATTAGCAGATGAAGGTCTCATGTGTAAAACAGTCACAGATACTATATCTCCAGCATTTAATAGGACTCCAAAATTGCCTGTAGACATAAATTCAAATTGAGCATTTAATTCTCCACCAAAATAAGTGCGTTGTGCATCTATAGGTGTTCCATTAATCAAAACTGTGTATAAAGCTATATTTTCTCCAGAAACTGATATACGTTCTAGTGCATTTGTTTTTCCAACTGGCACAGTATAAGTTACTATGGTTGTTGTAATTCCAGAAACTACTGCTAAGACTTCATTGTATTGATTAACTGAAAGTCTAGGAGTATTTGCTGCAATATCAACAAATATAGGATTGCCAATTGTTCCAACTGAAGTTCCACTTGGGTCAGTTAGATTTACTTTTACAGTGGGTTGATCAGAAGCAATAACAACAGGTTCAGAACCTGACATTGGTTTTTGACCAAGTGTAGGCTCTTTACTATCTATACTTGCAAGTAAAGCGATTTCAGCTAATTGATTAGCAGCAGTAGCATCTCCGCCTCCACTACCGCCTGTTGTATCATTGATATCAATATACGCCATGAATTAACTCTTTGACACAAATGTTATAACTAGATTACCATCACCACTTGTTCTAACGTAGGATAATCTAGCAAAATTATAATAGGCATGTTTACCTATGTTAAAAATATTATTACCATTATTACCAGATACAGGTAAAGTACTATTTGGTATATCAGACCAATTAGTACCGTCATTTGACGCCTGAACAGACATACTTCCAATGGGATTACTACCATTAGTCCATATAGCTTGAATACAATAACCTAAAACATTTGTACAATTCCCTGCTAGAGATTGAACACTTGTTCCCATATTATTTACATCAGAAGCTAGGAGAATTTCTGTTGGCTTACTTTCGAAAGACACTTAAATCTCCTTTACTGATTAACACCAGGTACAGGAGGAGGTTGTCCAGTCATTGGGTTTTTAGGTAATCCTGGCATTTTAACTCCTGGAGGTGCACCGGCTGGGGTCATAGGATTTGACTTAGGAGGAGGAGGTCCTCCATGTGCTGGATGAGGTGAACCACTAGGTCCTGCTTGCGGTCCAGGTGCACCAGGAGGCGGTGCACCAGGTCCTTGTGGGCCACCTTGAGGTGGAGGAGCTAATGAAGGTTGACCTAGTATATTAAGTAAATTTGGATCTACTGTCTTTAATTGTTGAATATGATCTTGAATATGTTTCAATACAGCTTGAACAACTTCTGGATTTTCTCTAGCATCTGGAGAAGCTATTACACATCTATGTTCTTTAATGTGGAGAACATGTTCATCAACTGCAGTTACAGAAACAGGTTGACCTTCAGCTAAATTTTCATTTTCAGATTTAATTAAAGCTATTTCAGCAACATCACCTTCAATCATCGTATCTAGATTACCAGTCTTCATAACCATGATATAATCTTGAGCATTCTTAATAATACCTTGTTGCAATAAATTGTTAGCCATTTCTAACTTACCAGCAGTAGTTTTTGATAAAGGATTACCCATATCTACAACTACTCTATTAACTTTATCTAGATCATTTCCAGTAAATTCTCTCATATAAGAACGATTATTCTTACCTACAATCATTGCAACTCGTGGAGTAGCAGCAAAATCTCTAAGTGTAGTAAGAGTAGCAGTTCCTACATCTTCAAGCAGTTCTGCAAAAGATTGTTGAAGTCCCGAATTGAATTGAATGGCCATTGATTGAATAAGAGCTAGAGCATTTCCAGATCTTAGATTAGCTTCTGGATTACCGCGAGCAACAGAGTTAACTCCAGATATAGTTTCCATTACTGATTCTAATTTATTAACAAAGTTAAAGATTTCAGGAGGAGTCTTAGTTAAGTTAAGAGCTTCAGGTTTAACTCCACTAGAAGCATCATATTCAATAACATTAAGTCCGCCAGGAAGTGCGCTATAGGAAATGTTATGTCCTTGAGGTAACAAAAGATTTTGAACACCAAATGTAGATTGGTTAGTAACAATAATAGAATATAAACCATCTAATGTTTCTTGTAAACTAAGTAAATCGAATGCTACTGTATACCCACTTGGTGTTCCAATAAATTCACCTGGAGCAATACGATATACTGGAATATCTTTATATGGAAGTGGACCATCATAAAGTACAGCTTCTTTAGTTACATAGACAACTTGTCTACCATTAGGTAGTGCATCAGATTTTCTATGATAAAATTCATACACTGGAATAAGATCAGATCTAAGTTGACCATCTGTCTTAAACTTATAATTAAAAGTCATATCTAGCTCATCTTTAGTTTGAGCTTTGAGGATCTCTTCTTTAAGTTCTGGATATTTGGCTACGATTTCCCATCTATTCTTGAAATTACGAACAATAATCCAGTCATTGTTATTGTTATCAGTAGCAAATACATCTTTAATTACATCTAATGGATTAAGTACATTATAAGCAATATCACCAGTAAAAGTAATTTTATTAGTTTGTGGATCAACATTATACTCTTCTCCCTCAGTTGTATCCCATTCTAGCTTAAGATAACCTTCTCCAAATACCAATGCATATTCAGTAGCAAGCTTAAGATAACGTTCTAGTCTCTTTTCTCTCATGTAATAGTCTAGAATACCATTAGCAAGAATAGTTTGAGCTATAGATCGATAGTCTGTATTAATTGCTCTAGCTTCCATTGCTGGTCTGCTAGCAGTTGTCATAACTAATAGATGTTGAAGTAAGTTACGAAAATGATTAGCTTTAATTAAAGAGAGTTCACCTTGTTGACCAGATTTAATAATTTCAGATGATGTATGTCCTGATCCTGTTGCATTATAACCATAGTATGCTGCATAAGATTTTTTCATCTTACGATATACACCGGACATGCCGAGATTTTCATACCACATGTCTACACGTTTACCGAGTTCAGCTGCAATTTCTTCTTTAGGCAAACTAGCAAAGTATTCATCATTAGTATGTGGTGTTGCGCTATAATCTGACATTTATTGCATCCTTTGTCTAGTTAATGTACTTATTAATCCTTGAAGTCTTTATCCCCACTATTAGGGAAGAACTTCTTTATTGGACCAGATACCATTTTTTCTAGATTAGCATTATCTTTAGGTTTATATGCATCAGCTGGTAAATACATTGATGATATATCTAGTCCAAGTCCAGGTGGATATGGATTTTTAGCTCGTCTAATGTTACGAACCATATAAATTAATGCAGCTATAAGGTCATAATGGCCTTGTGTTGGAGATCTTGTAAACTTCTTACGTGTACTATCCCAAGTTGCTGATCCAAGTTGTGAAAGAAGATTAACGCATCTTGGATGTATAAGTATTTTATTATCTTGTATGAATAAACGAACAGCATTTACAGAAGCTTCTAGTTCATCATTACGAGTCTGGCTAAAAGATAATTTATGAACAGTGTTAAGATCACTAATAGTAATAGGATCTCCATCACAGAAGCGCATATATGGCTTCTTATCGTTCCATAATACGCTTTCTTTTTGAGCTATGATATTAGATATCATTTGAGTATTAGGTTTATTAAAAAGAGCTTCATCTTCTATTACAAGAGCTGCTTTATAAAAATCCCAATAACCAAATAAAATCCCTGTGTTATCTGTATATCCTAAATCTGCTACTGTATATGCATCATAAAATGGCGGTTTAATGATCTGTTTATCTGTAGGCTGAACACCAGGAACATATGGTATAATATCTTTTGTTAGTTCTACTAGCTTCTTTTCAGTAGCTTCAGGTATCACAGCTTCATTCTGATCAATAACAAACTCTGCTAGATATTCTCTTCTCCATGCTATACTGTCAGCTCCACCAGATTCTTGCATATATTGTTGTTTAATATGCTCAGGAATAAGAGGATTATCATGAACAGTCTTCTTAATATAGTTACCGGATTGAATGGCATTATCAACAAAGATCTTCTTAAATGGATGATCTGGTGAAATAGGAGGAGTGGAAGATAGTATAATCTTACCTGAAACAGTACTTGTAAGAGGTCTTAGAATACTGGATACAACATAATCAAGTTTATCCATAAATCCTGCCTCATCACATATAACTAGATGGAATACCTGACCTCTAAGGTTCTCAGCACGTTCAGCATCAGTACCTGCTATGTGTATTTCAGATCCATTCTTAAAGATATATACTTGATCATTAACTTTATAATCAGGTAATAGATCTCTGGGACAGTCTGATAAGATTTCTTTAATACGAGGCAGAATAATCTTCTTAACAGCTTTAGCTGTAGGAGCCAAGAAAGATATCTTAGCACCTGGATGTTGATGTGCATATTCAATAGCATATCCACAAAGCATATAAGATTTACCGATCTGTCTACCGCAATTAATAACAAAGGTAGATGATGTAGAATTATTTATAGCTTGATAGATATCTAATTGAGCAGGATGGAACTTCCAGGAGGTTAATCCCATGCGCCATAAAGCTTCAGCTGCAACTTCTTTACTTAATGGTGGTAGGGTCATCTGAAATACCTCTTACAGCTCTTAGAAGATCAATAAGGTTTTCAGGTCTAACTGGTGCAGAAAGTGAAGAAGAACTTGTATTTCTTGCATCTTTACTAATCTTATAGATTATCTCTAAACAACGTAAATCTTCTATATCTAAACCAATTGATGATTCTTTACTGTATAATCTATTAATAACAGAAAGTACTATAGTTTCTAGTTTATCTTCAGATTCTTTATTCATATTTATTAAACTTCTTAATATTATCAATATGCCACATTGGTTGAAGATTAGTATAATGATTTACTTTTAAGAATTGTTCTTTATTAGTTAAATCTACTTTAGATAAAGGAATAATATGATCAATAGACCATTGACCTTCTTTATTACCATGATTAGACCAATTCATACCTGGAAGCCATTTGGACTCTAGATATACCTTTAATTTTTCAATGGTACAACCTAGATCTCTAACTGCAGAACCTGATTTATTATTTTGTTTTAATGCCATCTTTAATCTAGTACGTAAATTACATATAAGTTTAAAATTTATATCTTTTAATTTACGTTCTTTACGATAATTATTATCATATTCTAATAATTTCTTCTTATTCTTTTGATAATACTGTTTTTTATTATCTTTATTTTTACTTCTCCAATTTGAACATAATTTATTATCACATTGTTTACAACGTCCAGATAATCCATCTTTAGTAGATTTATTTCTAGGAAAATCTAGTACATCTTTGAATACTTTACAAAGATAACATATTTTCATAAATTATTTACCGCCAATAATAGTGGGTGCAGTTAATCCTATACGAGCGGCCATTCCTGCAGTCTTATCTTTAATTCCCTGTACTTGAACTTTAATATCTTCTATAGCTTGTTTATTTTCGTCAGTTATACCTTGTTTACTTTTATTGAGATGTTGTTTTCCATAGTATAAACTTAATGTAACTAGTAAAGATCCCATATCTATAATTGAAGGATTAGGATTCAATGCAATTTTAACTAATACAATTATACATGCGATATGAGTAATAGAAAGCAAACCATCATCATCTGTTAGACGAAGAAAATAAAGTAATCTTGATAAAAGTGATTTAACATGTTTCATATTATTTGCCGAAATAGTAAAAACGAGCAAATTCTATCTTGAAATTCTCAAGTGAAAGAGCTTTGTTTTCGCAATCTTTTACTTTTTTACTAATAACTTTATCATCTTGAAGATCAGCCATAACCAGGTTCCATGTACCTTTATCTTTCATAATATAGAAAGCTTTATGAACTGGAGATTCAGGAGACTTAGTTTCTTCTTTCTTGACTTCAACTGTTTTCTTTTCTTTTGATTTTTTTTCTTCAGACCAACCTTTTTTGAATACCATAATTAACTTGCCTTCTTAGATTTTTTTAATTCAGGTTTAGCAACTTCTTCTTTAGATTCTTCTTTAAGAGCATTAGAACGTGCTTGTGCATCTGTTTTAATTTGTTCAATTTGTTGTGAACTTTGTGCAGACATTTGTTTAAGAAAAGTAATTAGATTTGCAATTAGAGCAGTATCTTGTCCAGAATGTAGGCTACGTGAAACTGCTAATTGAAAATTATTAAAACCTTCTGCATTGGCTTGAAGTTCTTGAAGTTTAAGTTGTTCTGCTTCAGTAAATAGAATAGGTTTTTGTGGTTGATCAGACATGGATATATTCCTTTCGAGTTTCAATTAAGTTAACTGTAAAAAAGTATCTATCTCTTTAGAAGAGGTAAGAAAATTTAAAAATATAGAATTGATTTGTTTGTGGGAGCAGTCACCATTGCAAACATAATTAGGTTGAGAGTGTTAGTCCCAAACAAATCATCTATACAATGTACTTATTAAATTTAATGAAATAAAAAAAGGCCTTAGAGTATCGGGGAGGATTTACTCTAAGGCCTAGGAGACTCATAAGAGAGTCTCTCGGGAGGGGTAAGGATTGAGAACATATTTAGTATATCATATGTTCTACTAAATGTCAATTCATTTTTACTTTAGAAATATCTGTTACTTTACTAACATCACCTAAGTTATTTAATTTATTAATATAAATCTTCTTTAGATCATCAATAACTTCATTAGCTTTCTTATTAGCTTGTTTCTTTTCATACCAGAACAAAGATGAAACAGCTCCTGCCAATAAAATACCGCCTACAAATGCTCCTGCTAGTCCAATTAGAAATGGGTTCATATCTCTCCTTTATTTATTTAATTTTTCTTTTACTAGGTTATATGCTTCTTTTACAAAAAATTTAGTGCCTGATTGCATTGTGATCTGTGTACAGTCCAAATGTCCAAGGGCATTCATGTCTACTAATAGTTCAATAAAATCAGGCTTTACACTAACTTTAGCAGCTCCCTTAGCTTCTACTAATTCAAATTCAATCATTTATTATTTCCTTGTAATAGTTTAATAGTATCTTCTATAGTACCTTTAACTATATGAAATGTATTAGATAAATGAATTTGAACATGACTAGTATCCATTAAATCTAATGCTAGATAACTAATATTATCTATATTAATAAAAATATCTCTGCCCGCTAGATTCTTAATTTTTACTATGTTCATACTCTAAGTATATCAATTATAGTTCATCTTGTCAAGGATAAACTTGACTATAGTTTATAATTATGATATACTATATATTGATGGGTAATCTCTTCAAATCATTAGGTTATTATTCAGTTTATAGAAAAGGGATTATTTTAACTTTTAATACAGATAAACTTTTATATAAGTATATCAATAGATTAGAAGCAGAACAAACTATGAAAAGTGATACTTTATTTTCCACTGGATGGAATGGAGAATGGTTTTATAACACTTACCCAAGGATGAGGATATTATGAACGAACTATTTAAAAGATTAGGAATGCAATTAGAATTTGAGCAATGTTATATACGGTTAATTACTCCACCTGTTTATATTGTTCCCGATTCAAATAATCTTACAGGTTTAGGATTATATATTACACCGACTCCATATTCGGCATATATGTCATATAATCCACCGGTTATTCATTGGAAATACACAACTAGATTTGGTGATGAATATGCACAATATATTGCAAAACAAAATCCTTATGTATTACCTTCTTATACATATTCTCAAACTTATCAAGGTGGATTTTATACTTCATCAGGTATTAGTGGTCTAACTGGAGGGTTATTATTAAGTGGTGCAGCATTAAGTCAACAACAAGCACAGTATCAACAGGCTGCAATGCAACAATCTCAATTGTCCTTATCAGGACAGTTACAGCAAGCATCTTTACAACAAAATGTACAGCAGTATACCCTTCCAGTTCCTTTAAAATATTCTACGCCAGCAAAAGAAGTCAAATTAATTCATAAAGGTATATCAAAATTAAAATCTATTTGGCAATGGCTTAAGACTGCTAAATGAATGAACTCTTTAAAACACTAGGTTATACTTTATCTAAATTTGGTCCTGGTGATCAACTATTATATCTTACTGCTCCAGGGTGTTATGGACTTGAGCCAATATGGTGGGTTGTTGTAGATATGTATAGTTTAAAAAGAGATTTACATATGCAAGCTGTATATTCGGGATTAAACTATACTAATGGATATACCGAGATTTGTTTGTATATGCCTTGGGGTAGAATAATTGTATAATCTACTTAAACAGTTAGGTTATAGTTATGAAGCAAATGATTCAGTTGCAGTCCCAAATATGTGGTATATTTGTTTAAGAATTAGAAGAATGGGAGGAGAACCTATATGGGATATAAGGATATGGCCATGAAGTTACTTTGTGAACAATTCAATTATGAATATTACTATACTATTAATGATGTATGTGGTGCAATTGGTATTTGCAGAGGAGATGAATTTGGTATAGATGAATGTTGTTTATGGCGGAAAGTTATATATCCATGAATAAGCTAATACAACAGTTTGGACACTTCAAATACCATGTTATATACCAATTTGTAGATCCATGTCAACCATATGCAGTCTTTTATGAAGTTCGACATATAATAGGCCCAGTAAGCGATTATACGCAGGATTTGTGGTTTTATAGGAAACTTATATGATCTACCTTACCTTCACAAAAAGTCTTCATGTAGAGGCTTATATGAACTTTAGAGGCCAACTATGATTATAATGGATTTAAAATATAATTTCTATATGTTAAAAGCAGACTTATATGAATAACCTAATTGTAGCTTTAGGATATGGTAATTACGATGTTGATGAAGACATCATGCAAGTAGGCATATGGTCTAACTATGATATCGTTAATAGAATGTGCTATGGCGAAGTATTATGGGAATACACCTATTATGAATATGCTTTGTAAACACTTATGCTATAGTTATGAGGCTTCCTTTGGTCTTAGCAATCAGGCTTTCATAGGTATTTGGGTACCTTATCAAAGCTCATGGAGTTCTGGCCAACTTATATGGCAATACAATTATGAATAGCCTTTTAAATGCGTATGGTTTATATTATGCTTCATATCCTCAATTTGGTGAAGTAGGTATAAGCCCACAAGCCTCATTAGTTGAGATAAAACATTACTTATGGATAGTTCAATGGGATGCTATAGGGTATTACGATTATGAATGATCTCTGTCAGCAGTTTAACTATGTTTATATGTATAATGTACAAGCTTGCGGTACAACAGTTATCTTGTGTGATTCTAAGTATACAGAAGCTGTATGGGATTATTTTTATTATATGTCAACAGAAGCTGTATGGGATTATTTTTATTATATGTCAACTGTAGACCATATATAGCACACTGTATAACCCATCTAGGGGTATACTAGCATATAGTACACTGTAAACGTACACAATTGACCTATACTGCATTCTTTTATTTAAACTGTGCACCCACACTCTGGCAACCATATAGGCTAACCCTCAGCGTTAACCCCTATGGTCCATTAGGGGGGTAGCTGTTGACTATTGGCATGATACTTGCATGCAGCGTGTTGTGTACCGTACTTATACACTGCAAACTCTACATATGCAAACATTACATAGATAAAGATTGCATGGTAACTGTAAACCTATACCGTTTGCCGTTGACCAATGTTGCGTTGGCTGTACGGCGGTTGCTGCTGACTGTATACAGTCTATTGGTTAACAGTATATAGATAGCTTATAACGTGAGTATACAGTCTATAGCTTGCTTATAGCATGACTTAGCTAACTGTTTGCTTTTACTGTTAACTATAGTTGCTTATATGTATACAAGTTAAGGTAACAAAGATTGTCGTTATATACCATATTAGGCTTTGTTATAGGCAATAGTGAACGTAAAGTGTAACATTAAGATAGAAGATTGCTTATAGAGGCTATTAGAGCGTTAAAAGTTGGCATGGTTGTTGCATTGTATAGTTGTATGGTGAGAATACACTTATATGAGCTAACGTTAGAAGGATACAAGATACCTTTGTTTAAAGAGATATTGGTTGGCTTTGAGGAGTTTGTTAGGCTAATGAAATGCGGCAAGGTATTGCGCTTAGGTAAACAATACGTTATGATAACTAAGTAAGGAGAATTATACAATGAAAACTAACTTAATGATTAATGAATGTTGGATTGATAAGACTAATAATGCTGGTTTAGGTGAAAGCAATGTATATGAGACTTTCACGGATAGTAAAGCTATACTCTTTAAAGCTTTACAGAAGGATAACGGAAGATGTACAGGTAAAGTATTCATTGAGAAGCTAGATGGAAGTGTAGTTTCAATAGGATGGGTATTTGAGAAGCAAGTTAAGTATGAAGATTGCAATGAATACTTTACGCGTGAAACGTGGGTTACACTGCATAATAAGAAGCCTAAGACTACAATTGAGCACTTCTATGTTGAGGAGTCAATCTAATGTTTACACTGATTTTAATTGTCATAATTGGATATGTGATTTGCTTAGCCTTTGAATAGAGGAGTATTGACATGTTTAAACTAATATGGAATAATGAAGTCATAGACGAGTTTGATACTGAATATGAAGCTGTAAACATGGCTAAAGAGTATGCTGCAGCTTTCAAGGGATATGTTGAAGTAGTGAAGGGTAACTAATGAGATGGATTATTTTAGCTATAGCGTTAACAGGTTTACATCTAGCGATGCAACCTAAAGCTTATAGCAAACCTAGAAGTAATATAGTTATACAGCTTGACAAGATGCTAACAGAGTGTCAAACTGAAAGTGAATGTATAGCTATTCGAAACGTATTAGCAAAGGAGTCTTTAAAATGAAGTACTTTAGTAAACTTAAGTTATACAAGGCATCTAATGTTAGCTTTAATCCTGCAACTTGTCGAGCATATTCCTATGATTGGTGGAGGTTTGTTGATAAGATTAATGGTTTAGTTATATTCAATGATTATAACTATAGCCCTAGCACTAATAAGCATCAATGGAAGATTAGAAGTGTACTTAGAGACCTAGGCATTAAGATTGATCTAGAGATTGAAGCACCTAAAGGTTTGCAATCACCAGAAAGTGCTATAGCTTATCATACTATGGAAGTTACTAGACTAAAGAATGAGATTGCTAAACCTAGATCACATAAGGCTAAGAATGTACAGCGTCAAGCTAAGATAACAGAACTTAATCAGAAGATTGATGTAGTTAATAAGCTATTAGGCCGTCAATTGTATAATCTTAACAACTTAAGTGCTTCTAGTTTGAAGCAAGTTATAGGAGTAAATTAAAATGAAGCCAATCTATCCAACAACTTATATCGCAAGCGTATATCAAACAAGTCAATCGCTAACCGTAAATCAAAGCTTTCACGCTGACTTTGTTAGACAACTTAGAGATGATGGATACTCTATTAAAGAAGTCAAAGGAGTATATAAAGGAACTAAAGAAGATTCAGTAGTGATTCTAGGATGGAATGATAAGACTGCACAAGATCATTGTCGAAAGTATAATCAAGACTGTATATTGAAACTTGACGGCTCTAGGCATCCTAGCTTTGTTACTGTTAATGAAGTCAATGAAGTATTAGGTAGGTTTGAAGCTGTAAACGATAACTACAATGGGGATTATACAGAAGACTTAACAACTGGAATTAAGTATGCAATTGTAAAGTAACAATATGAGAGTTTATAGAATAAATTATTTTAAGTATGAAGTAACTATAATATTCCATAGAATGCAACTAAGGTTAGATTGGTTTAATAAACAAATAACAGAGACTTGGAAGAGGATAACTGCATTCAATATAGTTATAGATATAGTCAAACTGAGGAGTTAATTATATGAAAGATAGTGCAGTCGAAGACGTTAGACAATTAAGAGTTGAATGGATGATAAAAGCTATTGAAGCTGAGAAAGCTGGTAACACGTTAACTAGCAAAGGTTGGATTGAGTACGCTAATGTGGCGGCTGAAGTAATTGAGTTCTTAGAAGGGAGACTAACTAAATGAATAACTTGATTAAAGAATATGATTTTAAAGTATGGTATACTAAATTAAAAGAATCAGTAACTCCAATTATTCCATCTACTAATTTAAAAGAAGGATTATTAAGAGCAGAAGGACATGAGAAGATTTTAATTAAAAGAGATAACAATGAATATTTAATTGTAAACATTAAAGATCTATTACTTAATTTTAGTACATATCCAAAGTATAAATTTAAATATGAGGAGCTTTACTAATGAATGCAGATTATAGCCTAAGAAAATTAAAAGAAGATTTGGGAGTATTGCCTAAGTTTAGTAAACGATATCATAAGTATGCAACTATTGCAGACAAAGGCTTTGTTACTAAACAAGAGATTGTTAACTTAAAGTCTATACTTAATCATCATGGATTAGTGCACAATCTAACTAGCCATGAGATAAAAGAGTTAACTGATATTCATGAATACAAAGGTAAACCTAGCAAGATAGTTAGAATTGAATTAGATCATACTAAACAAGGATTAGCATTCTTACAAGGTTTATATAAGACTCCAACTGGACGACTTAAAAAGGTGAATAGATTGAGTGAGTTAACTATTCCAGATGGTCCTAATGATAATGAATCAATGATGAACATTATAGAGAATTTTAAAGAGTTTAGATATGCAGGGTTTGAACAAAGTAATTATAATCACTATAGCGGCCACTATTCATATGCACCTGTTTGGGAAGTAGTTGATTATATTGGAAATTCTTTCACTTATTGTCAAACCTTTAGTGGTTTTTGGAGACGTTGACAAAGCAAATAGACTATGTTATTCTTTAATTGAGGTGATAAATATGACTCAACATAATAAAGATATACTAAATGCATTAGCAGAGTTTAAAGCACAAATTAAAATAGATCAAATGATAAATGCAGAATTAGGTACAAAGATACCATTAGAAGTACATTCAAGATTGTACAATCTCTATAACTTCCTGGATGTAGAAGATCTATTAGTGGGAGTGAAATAACATGGAAACTATTAATGCACCAAAGTTTGGATATGATACTAAGATTAAAAAGATTAGACTTCAAACTAAGAAGCTTAAAGCTCACAATGAAATTATGGATCTTTTAATCCAAGCGTTGTTGTTTGGACAAGCTTTAGTTGTAACTTATGTAGCAGTTAACTGGGTTATGCAATGAGTGACTTTGAATACGTTTACGTGTATGATGGAACTTATATGCCTATCCCTTACGAAATATATCATAAGAGTATATTGAAAGCTAATTTAGTTTGTGATATATTTGAACAGATAGAATATACAAAGGAGTTAGACAGTGTACATAAAATCTTTTAGAATGAAAGGTACTCATTATGTAAACCCTCGAAATATTTTACATTTAATAGTACTTATTCCATTAATTATATTGTTTGAAATATTAGGACCAACAAGATTTAAGAAAATAATGAAAGCTAAAAAATGAAACGTATACACTATGAAAACTGCGATTGTGCAGAAGGTCAACGTTATCTTGATACATTCAATGAATGGACTGAATGTCTAGAATGTGACTTTAATCTAACTGATATGGAACTAGACGACTTGACATATTCTGATTACTATGATAACTTAGAAGCTGAATTGAAGGGTAACTAATGAATGACGATGTGTTTGCTTGTTTACTTTGGGTTGTAGTTTGGATTATGGTATTAATATGGTTTATTATATGAGTAAAATTAAATACAATCCATTTTTAAAAGAATTAATTGGTCCAGATGAATTATATTCAAATAAAGAATTAAATAAGATTGTAATTAATCAATTAAGTTTACTTTTAAGACCTTTTGAAGTTAAATTATTAATTATGTATTTTGGTTTAACTGGAAACTATCCTTGGAGTATTAGTGAAATAGCTAATAGATATGAAGTAACAGAAGCTAGAATACATTTCATATATGATAAAAGTATAAAAAAACTTAAAAGATTTCATAAATTTAAAGATAATCTTAAGGATTTTATATGAATGAATTAGTTGAACATTTAATAAATGAATCTTACCATGTAGGAAGTAAATTTAATGTAATTATTATAACAGGACAAGGACTATGGCGATATTACAAGTATTAATACTATTACTTATTTGCATATGCAATACTTGCTATGCAGATACTACACAAGATAACTTAATGCACATCACTGCACATTTAGGCGGAGCATATGCTATAACAGATGTAACAGAGTTAGCTTGCGAACGAATCAATAGCCCTTCAGATAAGACTTTGTGTACAGTTGTAGGCGTTGCAGTATCAACTGCCGCAAACGTTGCCTATAAGGCATCTGAAGGCTTCCCTAGTGATACTAAAAGAAGTTTGATTAGCGGCGGAGTTGGAAGTTTATTGTCAGCTGGAGTTATAACATTAAGATGGTAACTATATGATTAAAATAGATCATATAAAGTGTCCTAAAGATTTCAGATTAGAGTCATATCGCTTCTTAACTGGATATGAACTTCGAATGTTTTATAAACACTATATATTTAGATTAACATTCTCTCATAGTAATTTAACAGATAGAGAGATAATGAGGTGTATGGATATCTCTAGATTAGTATTAACACCTATTGACAATTCAGTGAACTTAAATTAAAGTTATTAAAGGAGGATATATGGAAATAGAACAACTTAAAAGATATGTAGAACTTAAAGAACAAATCAAAGAACTAGAAGCCGAGTTAGATCCTATTAATAAAGAGATTAAGACTAGATTTAAGAATGAAGCTGGTGTATATACACTAGATGATTATTCAGTTGAACTAACTACATCTAGTCGTGAAAGCTTTGATCTTAAGAAGGCATCACTTGAATTAGATAATACTATTCTTAAACCTTATATTAAAGTTTCAAATGTAGTAACATTAAAAGTGAATAAAATAAAGAAGGCAGAAGCAGCATGAGAAAATTAGCAGTTCTAATACTTGGTCTACTAACTGTATCAGTGCTAACACTGGTATTTATATCATGTGGCGAGGAGACTTATAAATCAAATACTGTTCAAGTTCCTGGTCCAGCTGGTAAGGATGGATCTAATGGAGTAAATGGAAAGGATGGAAGTCAAGGCACGACGGGAACTAATGGTCTAAACTCATTACTTTCACTTTCAAGATTCACGGCTGATACTTCAATTTGTGCCGCTGGTTCTGGTTCAATTGTACGAAGCGGATTAGATAATAACTCAAATAACATACTAGAAGCATCTGAAGTGAATCAGTCAACTGTAGTATGCGATGGTATACAAGGTCAGCAAGGTAATCAAGGAGTCCAAGGTAACACTGGAGCAACAGGAGCTCAAGGTGCACCTGGAACACCTGCGCCACAATATGCTATATTGAAGTTCATTACACCATGCCCTTCTATTACTACTAGTTATCGTGAAGTAATTATTAAACTTGTTAATGGTCAATTCCTGTCTTCATTCTCAGCTAATGGAGATGCATTAACAGTTAGGTTAACACTTATACCTAATGGAAGTTATGTTGATACAGATGGATCTAACTGTCATTTTACAGTTAGTGGAACTACTTTAACAGATCAATTTGGGAATACATTCTAATGGACAAAGATACTTATATTGAAATTCAAGAACGACTAACAGAAGAACTTGGACGTAAGCCAACTGAAGATGAAATCACTAATGAATATGCATCAATTTGTGATATGATGTATGATGAACAAAGAGATTCAGATTTTATTGGTTATAACGGAGACGGATGATATGGAAGCTGGATTACTTCAGTTCATAACAGCATATGCCAAAGATAATAACTTAGATGATATAAGTGTAGCAATGTTAGCAGGTGCATTAAGCTCAGATGCTATTAAGGCTCTTGACGAGTATAAGAAGTTTGTGTTAGTATTGAATAGTGTAGCACCGCAGCTTATAAGTTACATAGAGCTCGCAGCTAAAAACAGTAGGAAACCAAATGATTGAGTTAGTTAAACAATTAGGTTATTATTATGAACCAAGGGGCGAGTTTGGAGTTATTACACAGACACGCGCCATTGGAATACATATATATCGTTATTATTCATATGCAGAAACGAGTGATTGGATTTTTTGTTATACATATAGGAGTATATTCAATGAGTGAAAATAAATTAATTCTAATATCAGATAATAGCGATAAAACAAGAATACGTTATCGTAAAAAGAATGATACTCATTGGCAAACTATCTATTTAGATAATGGAGACTATGATACTCTTATAGATCAACTATTAGCAGGGATAAATAAAGATGGAAACAAGTAAACAAAAAGAACGTAGATCAAGTATAAGAATACCTATTTTATCAGAAGCATGTACTTATACGTTTGCAGATGCACTAACAGATATAGAAGGAACTTTATTTGATTTATCACCAATTGGCGTTTTTATTAACTGCAAGACTCAACCTAATGTAAAAGATATAGTTAAGATAAACTTTAAACTACCACAAGATATGGGGATTTTAACTTTAAATGGTAAAGTAACTCACAAGCGTTGGGCAGTAACTAAGAAGAGTAAACTGTCTACTGGATTTGGAGTTAAGTTTGAAGATAACATTCCTAAGTATGAAGAGGTAATGAAATCATACGCTATCTATATGCGTAACAAACAGATTATTCAAGTAAGTACACGAATCATTGAAGAGTTCTTTGGATTGCCTGCCGCAGAAGATAAAGGTCCTCCTAATGAAAAACAATGAAAGTATATTTAGATTAATTGAAGAGGATGATGAAACTTATCTTAATGAACTTTATATTAAGTTCATAGCAAAGACAAAGAAAAAAGGATATAACAACTGTTTAAATTGTCAAGAAGAATTTAAACCTGCTCATAAGTTTAATAAACAGTGTCCAGCTTGTCGCAAAGAATTAGGATATGAATGAACTAGTTAAAATATTAGGATATATAAACTATTGTGATATTTATGGCCTTGTAGGTATTACAAGAATGATTGTGCCATATAAGTCATATACAACTAACTGGTTTTTTAGGATAAATAATGAATAAACTTGTATTACAATTTGGTTATATTTCATATGTTTTAGATGATGGCTACAATATATCAATTGGGATTTCTAGTAGATATGGTAGGGAAAATAAAGTATGGTCGTTTAGTACACAATATAAACCTTATCGTAAAGGGCGTACTAGAAGATGAATAAACTCTTTACATCATTTGGATTTGACAGATACTTTATAACTAACAGCGTAGGTTATTCCATGAAAGATGTTACTAAAATATTTTGGGATTATACTTACCCTGACTGGAAAATGAAATGATTAAGATAACAGAAAAAGACTTAGTTAACCTTCATTCTTATGCAATAAAGAATGTTGTGGACTTATCACGACATTCAGAATATCAAAGAGACTCACATAAGTTACAGGCATATGCTTATATGCTTGCGGCTATCTCTTTACTTAATTCTAAAAGTAGTGTACTGTTGGAAGTGGAAGTTGATAATGGAGTTAAGGACAATGAATAATTTAATTAAACAATTAAATTTAACTTATCTAATAGATAAATCAGATAAGGTAATAAAGATAGGACTTTGTAATTATTCAGCATATAGAGATATATGGTATTATTCTTATTTTAGTTGATTATATAATAAATGTATGATATACTTAATGATTAAAGGTTTCAAATGAATATACTAAACGAAATTAAAGTTGGCGTATCACATTATCAAAAACAAGGTAACTCCTATTACTTTGGACGCCCTAATAAGAAAACTAAGAAGCTAGAACCTGGTATATATACTATACAACAAGATCCAATGGGTCAAATATACCTAGAAGGTATGTCAGCTATGACCGATTCACTTATTAGACTACCTGACTTTACTTCAGAGAAGGTTATCAAAGAAGTTGAGAAGTTTTGGACTAAAGAAACTAAAGCAAAGTTCACTAAACGACAATTGGTTTATAAGCGTGGTATTATTCTACACGGTTTACCTGGAACTGGCAAGTCAGCTTGTGTATCTCAGTTAATGGAAGCTGAAGTTAAACAAGGTGGTATTGTATTCTTTTCACCTTCCCCTGGAATGTTACAATATGTTGTTAAGTGTATAAGAGAAATACAAGGTGATATCAGATGTTTAGTCGTATGGGAAGAGTTTGATGATTTAATTGAAGCTAATGAATCAGACTTCTTAAGCCTATTAGATGGTGAAATGCAAATAGATAACGTTGTTTATATTGGAACTACTAACTACCTTGATAGAATACCTAATAGATTTAAGAATAGACCTAGTAGGTTTGCCAGTATAATTGAAGTTGGATTGCCTAATGAAGAGACTCGAAAGGTTTATCTATCTAATAAGATTCATGCCGATGATAACATTGATATAGATGTATGGGCTAAAGCAACAGAAGGCTTTACAATAGATCATATTAAAGACTTAATCATAAGTGTTCTTTGTCTTGATGTACCTTTTAATGAGGCACTTGACAGATTAAAAGACTTCCAGTATGATGAAAATAAGAATGAATCACCTATGCAAAAACGTAGGCGATTAGCTCAAATGAAATATGATAGATTGATGGGAATTAATAAGCGGGACATAGAAGAATTTTGAACTTTAACTTAAATGAGGAGATAGGATAATGAACATTAAAGATAGTATCAGGTTAATGAATGTTGCGATGAAAGCACGAGTACCATACCTTCTAGTGGGACACTCAGGTATCGGCAAGAGTCAGATTACTGAACAGATTGCAAAGGAAGTTTTTCCTAATCACAAGTTCGTTTCAGTATTTGCAAGTCAACAAGATGTCGGAGATTTTGTAGGTATACCTGATATTATGTCAGTTGAAACTACTGATACTAATGGCAAAAAGAAAGTCAATAGAGTTACATCATGGGCAAGACCTGAATGGATGCCAACAGAACCTTGTGTTATCTTCTTAGATGAACTTAACAATGCTCGTCCAGACGTTGAATCAGCTATGCTTCAATTGGTTCTAGAAAAACGTATTCATACTCACGCATTGCATCCAGATAGTTATATCTGTGCAGCTATTAACCCAGCTAGTTCTGAGTACACTACAGCTAATACTATGAGTACAGCATTAGTCAAACGCTTTATGGTAGTATCATTTGAACCTCAAGCTAGTGAATTTATTAAATGGGGTGATGATTCTAAACGAGTTAATCCTAAACTTCTTAGTTTCCTTAAACATATGCCTAACATTACTGGCGCAGAAAAACCATTAGATACTCTTATCAAGATGGAACCTTGTCCTCGTCTGTGGGAAATGGTTAGTAAACTATATAATGTTATTCAGAAGGATGGCCTAGAGAATGACAGAGATTTGATTAAAGATGTACTCGTTAGTTCAGTTGGAGTTAATGCAGCAGCATCATTCCTTAGCTGGTTAGATACACAAGATAAACCAGTTAGCTATGATGAAATTGTTAAAGATCCTGTTAAAGCTCTTGAACGATATAACAAGTTCTATGGTGAAATGCGTAATGATTTGATTAGTGCTACTAGTGAAAATATTGTTAATGGTCTAAAAGATATATTCGAGAAGCTAGTTGATAAGATTGATTACAAAGTTAGTATACTTGAGTATGATCGAAATACTGATCCTAAACTAGTCAAGGATGCATTGGCTGAACTTCAAACTAATGTTAAGAATAACATGGGAGTTAATAAAAAGAAGCTTGATGCTATCATTGACTTTCTTAAAGAAGTTCCTAATGATGTTCTATATCAAATTAGTCATAGTATCATCACTAACAAACCATGTGAGGATAATAATGGTCAAGACAATGAAGAACACCACAAACGACAAATCAAACGTTTCAATGCTTATAACACGATGGTTATGTATCTTTACAGAGATGATCTTATCCCTGGACATTCTAATCTTTATAAGAGATTCTTAGAAAGCACGGACGAGGTAAATAAGCACAAGCGAAAGGATGCCGCAACTGGTTAAGATGGAAAAAGTCTGCTCTAAATGCAAGCTATCAAAACCTTTATCAGAATTTAGTAAAGATAAAAGTAAAAAAGATGGCTTGCATTATACTTGTAGAAGTTGTAATAGACTAAAATCGCTTAAGTGGCAAAAAGATAATAAGATAAAGTATAATACTAGACAAACTTTACAATCTATGATAGATTATTTAAAAGAGAGTGAGGATTCAAATGGACATAAAGCAGCTTCAATTATATCTATTAAGTAACTATCCCTACTATTATGCATTGTTGCAACAAGCGAAAATCAATCTAGACGAGAAGTCAGAGTATGTAGCTTATGTAAAGGTGCAAACTAGAATTGAGATTACTATTAATCCTGAGAAGTTTAGTAACTTCACAGTAGCAGAGCAAGCAGGATTACTTATACATGAACTACAACACTTGTATAAAGATCACATTAAGCAGACTCAGCTAAAGCAGATTGAAGCTATATCAGATAAGTTAGGCATTGAAGCTAACTACATGATGGCGAATGTTGCAATGGATATGGAAATCAATCCAGGAATATCTGAATTAGTTAAGAGTGATAAGCTTGGACTACCTGCACCAAAGGGTGCACAGTTTAGAGGTGTATATCCTCAAGACTTTAATTGTCATAATCAAGACTCATGGGTTAACTACTATGCTAAGTTAAAGAGTCAGGGTAAAATTATGAAAGGCAAAAGTAAACCTGGTGAAGGTAAGCCAGGGGACGAGGAAGGAAGTGGAGACGGTCAACCACATCAAGATCACGATTACTTTACCGAGTCTACTCGTGATGAGAAGATGATGGATGAAATAGCAGCTAACGCAGCTAAACGAGCTAAGTGTTTATCAGCTGGTAACACTCCTAGAGAGATTGAGAAATTCCTATTAGATCACGAAGCAAGTAAACAAGTTCCTTGGCATATTGTACTCAGACAGTTTATGCAAAGCTTAGTCGATGTTAAGACTAAGAACACTTGGAAAAAAGTTAACAGACGTTTTAGAGGTAAACTACCTGGTGTTAAGAAGCTGCCTAAATTAGATCTTCTAATCGGTATTGATATGTCTGGTAGTATGTCTGACGAAGATATTAAAAAGTGTTTTGCAGAAGTAGATGCTATCTATAACACTGGAATGGTAAATATTGAAGTAGCTTACTTTGATACTTATATTCATCACAAAGAAGATTATAAGAAGGGCTTTGAAGCTAAACGAGTATGCGCAGGTGGTACTAGCTTTGTGCCTGTACATGAGTTAGCAATTGAAGAGAGATATAAAGGTGTAATCTATTTAACAGATGGCTATGCAGACTTTCCTAATAGGAATGATGTAACCTATAAATGTTTATGGGTTCTTAATTCAGATGTTAAACCTCCTTATGGTAATAGTGTAAGGATTAAGTAAATGAGTGAACTAGTAAAACAGTTTGGAAAGTATCAGTACAATGTTCGTATAGCTAGAGGTGGCTTTATCAATATACTTTATGATGTACCAAATCCTGTATATGAACAAAGATATTGGATATGGCAATATAATGTACAAGGAAACTATTATGCAACAGCTATATAGTATTATGGGTATGGGATATGTAGTTTGTACAAATGGAGATATATGTACTTGGGATTATTACATTCATAAGTGTATTTGGAAGTATGAAAAGAAATGAATGCTCTAGTTAGACAAATGAATTATTATGGGTATACTGTAGTAAATACAAACATAAATGGAGTATATATTCGAACTATAAACTATATAACAATTTGGAGTTACTTTAGAAAATAATATGAATCACCTATGCACACAGTTAGGATTATGTTATAAAGATTATAAGTTTTATTATTATTACACAGGAAGATTTTATATTAAAGGACGTTTAACTAGTAAGCCTTAGCTCGTCTCTAAATAAGCTAACTAAAGGCACGAACTGATAAGAAAAACAGTAGCTGAAGTCGAATATACAACAGTAGAAGCTTCACCTATGAAATTAAACTTGTCAGTAGTACATATATTGTAAGGGCATTCAAACAGGTTCGCTTGTATATTTGCTCTCTGGTTAAGGTGGCTAATAAGCCGTAAGGCTAACTAAATCCTTAACAGATCCCTTATAAGGTTTTGCTTTAGCTGATTTACTATTAGCCTAAGCAGTTCTACTATTATTTGTTAATGGGTTAACAGTTACCTAGGTGAAAGGTTATATAAATGACAGAGCTTAATAGACAGTTTAATTATAAGTACTACGTTAGCGTTTACTGGCATCATATATCTATTGAGACTTGTATTAATCCTATAGCATATGCATGGGTATGGGGTATTAATATACATCCTCATTTGTTAGGATTAAGAAGATGAATAAACTAGTTAACAGATTAGGTGAACTTGAGTACTATATAAGTGTTTATCATTTATATAGAGTTGTAATTGAGACTACAGGACAAGAATATAGAAGATATTGGATATATGAAGGTAATGGTCGAACTAATAAGAATATAATTATATGAATAACTTTAAACTAATATTACCTAGACCATTCTTAATGGGAACTAATAAAGTATTAACTTTTATTACTAAACCATATGAGATGCAAGTTACACCAATGACTCAAGAACAGTATGTTAAGATAATTGGCAAGAATCCATCTAACTTTAAAGGTAAAGATTTACCAGTTGAACAAGTTTCATGGTTAGATGTTCAAGAGTTCATTAAAAAATGTAATAAACTTAATAAAGAATATAATTATAGATTACCTACTGAAGCTGAATGGGAATATGCAGCAGGATGCGGTTTAACTTCTAATTACTTCTTTGGTGACAATGAAGACCAGTTACATAAGTATGCTCATTTCAATTCAGGTAAAACTATTAAAGTAGGCAGTAAACTCCCAAATTACTTTGGTTTATATGATATATACGGCAATGTTTGGGAGTGGACTGAAGACTGGTATGATGAAATGTTAAAAGGTGGTATAGATCCTAAAGGACCTAGTAAAGGCTCGTTCCGCGTGCTCCGTGGCGGTAGTTGGTTCAACGTTGCGCAGGCGTTGCGTTCGGCTTATCGCAACTACTACTCGCCTGAGTCTCAGGGCAGCTATTTGGGGTTCCGCCTCGTGAGGACAAAATTGTGAATAGTCTAGTTAAATCATTAGGTTATAATGGGATACCGCCTTATGAAGTATATACAAAGCATAGTATATATGACAATAGTATTTATAGCGTAGAATTATGGTTAAGAATGGATAAAAATATATGGAAATATAGGATATATGTCTAGACTTATCATAAATAATTCATTTTGTCAACTGCAATCATTCAGTACAGATATACTTGCATCTGTCAAGACTAAGCTCACTTATACCAATGAAGAGGTCATCAGAGAGAAGCAAATGATTTATAGTCAACTTCAAAGAGCTAAGTCTAGAAGACAAGGTCCACTTATCTCTATTCTTAAAGAACGCTTCAAAGCTCTAGGTCCAGATACAGTTTGTTGGTTAGATGAGTACAATAGATTTCCAACTGGACTACTTCATTTAGTTAGAGATCTATTAGGTAACTATATACAAATAGATGATAGAGTTAAACCTGAATCATATCAACTATTTAGATGGAATAATAAACCACATGATCTTAGACCCTACCAAAAAGAAGCAGTGGATGCATTTATTGGAAGGGCTAGAGGTGTACTTCAAATGGCAGTAGGGTCCGGTAAGACTCGTATAGCTGCTCAAATTATAAAAGAATTGGGAGTCAATGTTCTATTTGTAGTGCCATCTTCTGCACTTTTGACTCAAGCTTACGATGTACTAGAAAATTCATTTGGATTAAAAAATGTACAAAAAGTGTCTACTTTGGACATTAAAAAGAATAAAAAGCTTAAGCCTATTAGAATTATTACAATACAGTCATTAGGTAGCCTACAGAAGCAAGGCTTAGCAGAACTGCTTATAGACGGCATAGATTTGCTTGTGCTGGACGAATGTCATCATTCCGCCTCTGAGTCCTTTACAAAGCTCTTGCCATTGTTCCAGGGCATTTACTATCGTTTGGGACTATCTGGTACTTACTTGCGTAATGATTCAAAGACTCTTGATTTGTGGGGAGTATCAGGTGAAGTAGTTTATGATTACAGTGCATCTAAAGCAACTAAGGAAGGTTATCTAACACCAGTTGAATTTAATATCATTAAGCTTAAAGGTAAACCTTCTAGTAACTATCAGACTGAATATAAAAGTAATTATGGAGGATTAGAGTTACTTGAATCTATTACAGATATTGTACAGAATAGAATATCTGATAAAGATCAAATACTTATACTCGTTGAACGTAAAGAAGGAT